TGACCACACTGAGCTAAGAAATGAGCTAGGCGTAATGGTGTAGTAATATTAAATAAACGAGCTGTATCTGGAATAGCTGCAATAACAGCAGCAGGTACATGTCCTTTTAATCGATCTAGTTTGAAGCTGGAAGTTACAGCAGGGGGTGTTGTAACTTGGGTGACAGGTGCTTGTGTTTGAGATGGAAACATCTTAGCCCAAGTACCATCACCAACAATACCGTCAGCAGTAAGACCGTGTGCAGATTGCCATGCTTTTACAGCAGCATCTGTCTTTGGTCCAAACTTACCAACAACATCAACACCTAAAAACTGCTGGAGCTTCTTTACATCTTCTCCCTCAGATCCTAGTCTTAATAACATATTATATAGTGGTTAGGTGATTTTTACTTCTTCTTACGCTTGTAGTAGCGTCTCTTTGGCTTAGCTACTGCTTCTTCAGCAATCTGCTCAGCAACTGAATCAGATATCTCAACGATCTCTTCTTTTACAGCTTCTACAATAGGTTGGACTTCTTCTAAGATAGTCTTCTTTGGACTTGTGAATAGTCCCTTAATGAATGATAAAATACTCATGGTTTATTTGTTTAGGTTAATTCTTTCCGATCTTGAAGTACGTCTGTATGCCAAAAGACGTTGTACCGTCCGTGGCAATGTTAACTTTCGCACCATATATTTGATCCTTCTTCGTCTTGTATAGTATACCGCCTTCAGCACTTCGGACGTTACCCCCGCTAGTAAGGTTAAGGCCACCACCAACATAGACTTGTCGTTTAGGATCATCGTATTTAGTAATCGTTTTAGTTTCTTTTACAACAGGAATCTTATAGTTTTCTCTAAAGCTACGTCCAACAATCTTGTTTTCAGTAACAGTATCAACTATACGTATATGACCATACTGACCAACATGAACGCTGTCTGTATAAATCTTTCTTGAAGCAAAGCGTTTAGCTAAGTCTTCGTACTGCTGCTTTAGTTTAGGATAAGCTGTATCAGCTTTATACTCAGTGCTTAATACCTCAAAAGGTACTGGAACCTCATATGGAACAGGGACTGGTTTCACAATAAGACTATCGTGCTTTGTCCAGAACGTGTCAGTAACAATAAGAGTATCAGGTTGTCTACTATTTGAGTGACCTATACATCCTCGCTGGGTCAGAACTACAAAAAACGCTATAATAATAATAGCGACGATAACTATATTCTTCATTATTATCCTTCCATGTGAACATCTTCCTCTTTGTTTGAGTCTTTTGTCTTCTTACCCATGATGTTTTCAGCACCAGAGATACCAAAAGAACCTAATGTAATAATAGCAAAAGCATTAAAGATGTAGTCGTTTATAACTAACTCTTGTCCTAGATATCCTGTAACTAAGTCTACAGTCATTGCTAGTACCATTACAGCAAAAGACATAAAACCAACTACTGACTTTTCATTCCAGTCGTTGTTGTCTTTAAATATCGTCCAAAAGCTTGTTGATTCGGTTGTCTTCTTCATCTTGGTTAGGTTTTATAGCTACCATCTCATGATAAAATACTTGAGAAGGTAGCTTATTTGGTGGGTTAGGTGTTTGTAATGCCAGTTTACTATATACAGCGCGTTCCAGATTGTCAATCCTAGTTTTATCGACGTTACTTTGCGCCATTAATAGTTTTACATCCTGTTTAACTTCGTTGACATCTTGCCAGATCATAATCCCTAAAAGAGATACTAGACTGGGAAATATCCACGCTTTGAATGCTGAGATGGTTGGGTTCTCTCTGGTCATTGTTTAAAATAGTTTAGCAAATCCTGCTTTTATAATCGTTATATCATTATGACGACCAAGAATTAAGGTGGTGATGAAAAGCATACTGCTTTAAAAAGTCAGTAAAGATCATCGTATTAATATCATGAGAAGCTAACTTACTTCCAAACCAATCAGGTCCATAAAACTTTGTCTTGATATTAACCATACTGCAAAGATCTTCTATAACTGGATGACCTTTATCAGCACCTATTACACCATTCATTATACGTTTTTGTTCTGGTCCCCAAGTTAAAAATATGTTGTCTAACTCTCTTAGTGCATCAAATGAATTAACTGGTTCAAAATCAACATCAATATACAAACCACCGTATTCTTTTAACAAAAACATTCTAAGTACATCTGCTTGAAAAGCGTAGTGTTTAGTTTGTCCAAAGTAATCAAATATTTCTTGCATCTCTTTGGGCATCTCAGGTAGATTATCATCTTTCCAAAACATGTATTCCCATGTAGGATTCATGCTTTTGACTAATCTACAACACCGTCTTTCTCTCACTTGCATCACATTGGGACCTACCCAAATCTGATGTATTATGTTATTCATGGTGAAGTATTCTGAAAGATACGTCCTTTAAACTCACTTGTTAACAAGCTATGTAAAGATTTTGGATCTTGAGTTTCAGTTAGTTTATGATATTCAATACCAATGTACTTAAACTGATTAATCTTATGTATTATACTAGGTATTATTTTATACTCAGCTCCTTCACAATCTACTTTTAAATACTTACAGTCAGTAGTAATATACTTATTAATGGTTTCAGTTATACAATATGATATAACACCTCCTTTTGTATACTCTGAAGATGCACCTGTATTAAATACTGGAGTACTGATCTTTATCTTATCTCCTTCTTTATCAGTAATTGCTACATTATGCAGCTCTATATCTGATAATGATAAACCGTTTAAGAGAATGTTTTTCTTAAACTGCTCATAGTTTATTTGTACTGGTTCAAAAGCTATAACTTTGCATCCAAACTTCTTTTTAACATATATAGAAAACATACCTATGTTGCCTCCTATATCTATTACAGTATCTGTTGGTAAAAGCTTTATTTGCTCTAAGCCATAACAGTCTGATTCAAGTTCCGTTGTTACGATTTTTATTGTATCAGAAGTAGTTAAATCTTCAAAAACTAAAGGTATACTTCTAATACTACCGTAACAACGAGACCTGTTATAATCCATTAAGCTTATGCTTCTTCTGAAGGCTGTAAATGCTTTGGTAACTCTAAATCTAAGCGAGTAATCTCAGCTTCGCATTCAGCTTTTGTAGCAGCAACAAATACTTCTGTTGAACCACCTGTTTCACTTTGATATGCTGCTTCGATTAAATCAATAACCTTACCACTATTATGAATCAATCTCCAGCTTTGAGTAGCCGATACAGTTTTGATTCCATTATTATCTGCTTGAATATACATTGTTATATCTTTTATATGTTAGTTAAAACTAGTTATGGCTAATTGTAAACCCTCTACCTAATAGTATAGCTTTTGCTGCTAAACCAGTGGATGAAGGAGCTGCATTTGTACCACCTGTTAAATTAATTGTACCATTGTTAGATGGATCAGTACCATTTGTACCATCTAAACTAGCTAGTAAAGTTAAAATGCCATCAACTGAAGATTGTGTTAAAGCACAATCTTGGAAGTTAATATTTGCAGGACCCCAAGAAAGACCTAATGTTTTTAGTGTACCAATAGTACCTAAAACCACATTAGCTAACTGAGAATGTCCATTATAAGATACATAAGCACTCTCATAATTAATTATAGCTGGGACACGTAACGTATTTAATACCGATGCTCCAGAACCCATTCCACTACTTACATGATACACTGATTTCCAAAGAATAGCTGATGGTAGATTAATTACTTGTAAAAAACCAGGTTCGTAAATAGAAAGAGCAGCTTGTTTTAATAGCGGAAAGTTTGATGGCCCAATCTCAGCTATAGCTGTTACACCATTAATTTGTATCTGACCATAAGAAGAAAGATCCGTTAATGATGAAAAGTTTAAAGTTGTTAATGCAGGACTATTGTTATTTATCGAAATACCTTTACATACTTGTAGTAGTGGAAAGTTAACAGTTGTTAATGCTGCACCTGAAAAATTAATACCACTCATTGGACTATCTTGAGCAATAGTATCAGGAAAAGAAAAAGTAGTAACCACAGTTGATCCAGTAATGTAAAGATCACCAATATAACGTGTATAAAAAGCTATATTTGTTGCGGTAGTACTAACGCTACTACCACCATATCCACCGTAGCCATTTGAACCAGCAGCATTAAAACTAAATGATGCATAGTTACCAACTTCTGTAGTATAAACACCGTTAACAGTCTTAGGTACAGAAGCTTTTTGTACATAAGTTGCAGTAATATCACTTCCTAATATACCATTCGCAGTTACTCCAAATGATGGAGCTGAACCTCCGCCTGATGCTAAATCTGCAATAGCTTGAGCTGTTACTTTTTTTGTAGTACCACTTTGTACTATTGGTAATACTTCTGTACCTGCTAGGGCAGATGCTGAAGCTAATTGACTAATCTTTTTATTTGCCATGTTTAATATATGTTAAATGTTATAGTGTGATTAAGTCTTCGTTTTCTGCAACTAGACTAAAGTTATCTTCTGTTAATAAAGACTCTGCTCCTGCTGCTGTAACGTCTAAGATGTTACCTTTTGGTACCGTAAGTACAGCTACTAATGAATTAGGTATAATAGCACCTTTTTTGTTTGTACGAACAACGTACTTTAAACCATCAGGATGAGTTGGTAAAACTGTAGCACTAGATATTTCTAGAGTATTAGCTGGAACTTTACCAGTAGTACCCATCATAGTACCAGGGATTGGAAACCCTAAAGCATCTTTCTGAGCATAGTATTTTAATGTTGCCATATTATATAAAGTTTTTAATAGCGTTAAGCAGTAGTTTGGAGATATGAATCAAAGCATTATCTTTGCATCCCCTTTAGAGAATCTCTACATAATAATATATTAAATATTGTACAAATAACCTAAACAAAAGTAGCCTATGATTATAAACCTCTGGACACCACTGATTCTTAACCGTCTAACACTGAATCAGTTTGTTTACTTAGATTTTAGACACAAGGGTATTATACCTCCCCCTGATCTTATTGATAGCCCTAATATTGACAAAGCGTTAATACTGAAAGGATTCATGACAGATAAAGGAGCTATTACCCCGTCTGGTATAAAAATAATAGATGAGTTCTATGCTCAGATTGAGCCAAAGAAGAAAGTCGTTATAACAAGCCAGATGAAACACCCGCAGGTAGATGACCTGTTACTTGATTATCGAGACTATTTCCCAAAAGGTGCAGTATCAGGAAGAGTACTACGTACTAGCCCAACTGATTTAAAGAAACGTTTTAATGACTTCTTTAAAAAGTATCCTGATTATACCTGGGAAGAAGTGCTTGATGCTACTGAGATGTATGCAAATACGTTTAAGAGTAGTGCAAATGGACATACTTATATGAAAAACTCAACCTACTTTATAATGAAAGATGGAGTATCTGAACTAGCTTCTACTATCGAGAGTCTTCGTGACACAGATGGTCAAGTTTTGTCATCAGGATATGTTCATGACTAGTTGTAAATGCAGTAACTTTTTCGTATTTTTATCTTCCTATGAGCTCACAACTAACAGACATTTTAGACGACGTAGTACCCTTATCGGTCATAAACCAAAAGGGCTTAGACTACATTGAGAAGCGCAAAACAGGACAGATCAAATCAGTCAAAACACCTTGGAACACAATCAACGATGTGACCATGGGAGGATTTGAGTGGGGAACTATCTCTGTTGTTGCTGCCAGATCAGGAGGTGGTAAGACTACCTTCATGCTTGAGTTAACAAGAAGTGTTCATGACTTAAACCCAACACAGGATTTTATCGTACTTGACTTTCAGTTTGAGATGACAGACGAGAAGATTGCCTTGAGAGAGTATAGTCAGAAGACAGGCTTATCCGTAAAGGAACTTGCTAGTGCAAAGAAGAAACTTGATGACAGTGTTGTCAGCTTTCTTAAAGGTTATGTAGACTACAAGAAAGAAAAATCAGGAGGTGCTGATAAGATCTTTGTCATTACAAAGAGGTGTACTGTCTCTAATATTAGAGCATATATACTTGCCATGTGGACGAAGCATCGTAAGCCAATGATTATCACTATTGACCATAGTTATCTTGTAATGATGGGTACTGAGAAGAGTGAGCTTGCAATGCTCCATAACCTTGGTACTATGATGACTGAGTTAAAGAAAGCAATACCATGCTTGTTTATCGTTCTTAATCAGATGAACAGAGATATCGAGAGTAATGAGAGACGTCAACCAGGTAAGGCTGGTAACTATCCTAATACATCAGATATCTATGGTGGTGATGCTTTGTATAACCATGCTGACTTAATGCTTGCACTAGACAGACCTTTTGAAAAGAACCTAATGATTTACGGCCCTAATAAGTACAAAGTAGAACAAGACCACGTTGCTGTTCACGTACTAAAAGCTAGAGATGGTAAATCAGATGCTGTGTTATTCTTTAGGGGTGACTTTGCAGCTAACAAGTTTATTGAATGTCCTGAACCTGATAGAGATGTTGATGCTATCAGTACTAGAAGAAGAGTAGTAAATCCTTAATAATGTTAATAAATATGATGAATCAATTAAAAGGACAGTTTAGTATACTGAACTCAGTCCCAAAAGCAGTGCCTGACTTAGGCCCGAATGTACTTGGTAAAACAAACATGACTATCGACGAGAAGAAACAGTTGTATAGTAAGCTAACACAATTTCACAAAGATGCTTTAGCTGACTATGGTTTCCCAAACGCAAAGGTTGAGTTTAAAACTATTTGGCATGACGCCACAACAGACCTAGATTCAGTAAATATCTATGGTAATCAGTTTAGACGTAACTTCTTCTTTGAGATCTTGAAGTCTTCAGATGATAAGAAAGGTTATGTGGCAATGGATGAGCGCATCTTATTTACTGTAGATACAGATTGTGCTTACTGGGAACAGTATCCATTAGCAAATGTTAACGCTAATAACTTACCAGATGCCGTAGAGAATAGATTGTATAGTGTTCCTTTAATAGATCTTATACCAGTTAATCTAACAAGATCTTCGGTATCTACTGTACAACAGTCTTGCGCAACAAGAGTACAGCATGCATATGCACCGTTACAAGATGAACCTGAACTACCAAAACAAGCATCGCTTGACTTTGAGTTAGAGCAGTTATCATCAAATGATTTCAAAGCAGAAGACCAACACTATAGTAACCTTAGTGTACTTGACTTGCTTGCAATCATTCAGTGTGAGCCAATAAGCTCAAAAGATTATCTTAATCAAGCAATAAATAAAGTAAAACAAAAAAGAAGCAAATAATGGAAGAGTTCACATTACCTATAGATAAAGTTAAAGCTGAAGTAAAGAATCCAAAGAATCTTGTTATATTCGCAAAGCCAAAAGTTGGCAAGACTGAGTTACTAGCAGGACTACCTGATTGTCTAATCTTAGACCTTGAGAGTGGTACTGACTATGTTGATGCATTAAAGATCAAGGCAACATCTGTTAGAGACATAAAAGCCATCGGTGAGCAGATCTTAAAAGCAAATAAACCGTATAAGTACATCGCAGTAGATACAATCACTGCACTTGAAGACATCTGTTTACCATTCGCAGAAGAGTTATATGGAAAGACTTCAATGGGAAAGAACTGGTTAACAGAAGGTAAGCCTAAGTATACAAGCTTATTGAACTTACCAAACGGCGCGGGTTATCCGTGGTTACGTGAGGCATTCACAAAGGTTATTGATTACATCAAGACTCTTGCTCCTCACATTATTTTAGTTGGACACGTTAAAGATACAATGTTAGAAAAGAACGGAGCAGAAGTAAATGTTCTTGACTTAGATCTAACAGGTAAGCTTAAGCGTATCACTACATCTAACTCAGATGCTATTGGGTATCTATATCGCAAGGGAAAGCAAAACTTCCTGAGCTTTAAAACAACAGATGAAATCTCATGTGGGGCTAGACCAACTCACTTAAGAGATGAAGAGTTTATGGTATCAGAGATGACACCAACCGGTCTGGTAACATATTGGGACCAAGTATTCATTTAATGTAAACAACAATAATAAACAAAAACAATCATGATTAGTACAAAAGATTTTGCAGCAGTAGAAGAAAAAGGAACAAAGACTAGCCCAATCGTAGGACCAGGAACAACAGAAGCACGTATCCTTAATGTTCAGTTAACAAAGAACCGTAGTTTTGATACTGATGGTTCAGTTGCTTTAGTGTTAAACATTGAAACTCCAGCAGTAACAGATCCAAACTTCCAAGGTTTCTTTATTAACCCTAACGATCCTTCAAGCCCTCGTCACTTAGGTCAGATAGGTCGCATCAAGTACAAAGCTTACCCAATGAAGGATAGCACTGTTACTCGTAATATGCCAGATGGTACTACAAAGACTATCAATAATAAGCGTGACAATGAGTATTTACAAGCAGTTATCAACTTAGCAAACACTTTAGGTGCTCCTATTAGAGAAGCTGTTGATAATATTGCAGCATCTACTATCTTTGATCACGTTGATGCAGTATCAAAGATCTTTGCTAACCGTTCAATGGTATTCACTATTGCAGCAAGCGGATACAAGAATGCAAAAGGTTATACTGCATATGACTTGTTCTTACCGTATGATAAGACAGGAAAGAAAGCTTATGTGTTAAAGGGTAATGAAGCTGATCTTATTGCTTTTGATAAGTCACTACATGTTAGTGAACCAAAAGAAGATAAGCAGGTTGCAGGTTTCGAACCAAACAACGATTTCAGCTTATAATATTAGTGGTTAGGTGATGTAAGAAAGGGTGGGGATTTTATCTCTGCCCTTCTTTTTTCTCCTTTAATTACAACAGGTTATGCTAAGTACAAAAAACTTAATCTCAGATGTCAAGCTCGTACCATCAACATGGATATTCGAGCACTATTGCAAGCTTCCTGATAAGCTTGTTGGTCAAGATCTTAAGGTAAAGAGTCTTTTCAATCCAAAGGAACGTACACCAAGTATGTGTATCTACTTTGATCAGAAGAAAAGTATCTATAAGTTTAAGGACTTCTCAACAGATACAGGCGGAGGAGCTATTGATTTAGTAAAGCATTTGTACCAGTGTAGCTTTGGACAGGCAAGCGGAACTATTATTGAAGATTACAATGAGTTTATCTTACATAATAATGGAGGCTTTGATGTTCAAGAGTTTAAAAGCTATAGTAAATACCGTGTTAAAGATACAACTACACGGCCCTGGACAACAGCAGATCAATACTACTGGACTAAGTTTAACATAGGCAGTAGATTACTTGATGAGCATAATGTTAGGCCCTTACAATCCTACATTATGGCTAAAGAAGAAGACGGTCAAAACAAAGAGCTTGAGATATTAGGCAAGCATTTGTATGGCTACTTTACAAGTGACAGTCAGGTATACAAGATATACCAACCCACTGTAAAGGATAAGAAGTTTATTAAGGTTGCGAACTATATACAAGGTTCAGAGCAACTAAAAGGACATGATTACTTAGTTATTACCTCTAGTCTTAAAGACTTGATGGCATTAAAATCATTAAAGCTTAGTGTCGATGTGATTGCACCAGACTCTGAGAACACAATGATAAAGCAAGAAGTCATTGATAAGTATAAGAATCAATATAAGAAGATTATTACTATCTTTGACAACGATGAGGCAGGACTTCGGGCAATGAAGAAGTATCAAGAGCACTATGATATACCTTATGTTCATTTAAAGATGAGCAAAGATTTAGCTGATGCTATTAGAGACTTTGGACCTAGAGAAGTAATGATCAATTTAGTCCCTTTAATAACAAAACACGTAGTAGATAATGAGTCAAACAACTTGGATGCACAAGCGTAAAGCTATCACTTCTCTTGATAAGCTTCCTAATTACCATGAACTAGAAGGATTCGTCTATAAGATCACTAATCTAACAACAGGTCAGATCTATATAGGTAAGAAGTCTTTGTACCATACAAAGAAGAAGAAAATCTCAGCTCGTAGTAAAGCAGAAACAAAAACGAGAAAGACATTCGAGTATATAAAGAAAGAGTCTGACTGGTTAAAGTATTATGGATCAAGCAAAGAACTATCAGCAGATGTTAAGTTACTCGGAGTTGAGCACTTCTCAAGAGAAATCTTAGAGCTATGCAAAACAAAGAAGTACTTGACATATGCTGAGTTTGCTTGGCAAGTTAAGTTAGACGTATTAAGAACTAACTCCTATAACGGAAACATACTAGGTAAATGGTATGGTCGTGATATGGAATAAACAGAATTATTATGGCACAACTACATGAGACACTGATGGGTCAAAAGCTGATATCAACAAATATACCAGGTATCCATCATGAGTTAAAACGCATAGCAGACTTATTAGAAAGTTATGTTGTAATGCAGACAAAAAAACTAAGACCTAGTGACAACAGAAGTATTGTTCTTGTAAAACCAGGTATATACAGAGTAACTCTCTGTGGAGATTTATGGACACTAGAACAAGATAGGTTCAACTCAAAAATATGGCGAGGTGTATTAGAAACTAGTGTAGGTTCAAAGAAAGTTGGTACATCAGTAAAAGCACAAACAAAAAGAGATGCTCTTATAATGATGGAAGAAAAATACAGTTAATATGGAAGACCCAATTATTGAAGCTGTTATAGAACAGATGAAGGAAGACTTTGCGATGCAGGATGTAACAGCTATCTATGAGCTACTTGAGTACCTTCCAAAGAAAAATCTATTAGGCTATCTACCAGAAGAGGTAGCAGAACAACTTAAACAACAAAAACATGGCGGACAATAAAAACATTGAAGAAGCTTGCGTTGATTTGATTGGCTTTCTTGAAAGAATAGAGTCAACAACAAATGACAAGATTACAGGTGCTGAGATACGTAACTATATGTATCAGCAAGGATACTGGTCAAAACAAGAAGAGCATGATCACAACAATGAATCAACTGGCATCTAATATGGAAGAGCAAATGTTAATGAATAGCTTCTATGAGAAGCCTTTTCAGTTTAGTTACAGTAGTCTTAGCAGATTACTATGGAGTCCAAAGTCTTTTAAGGACGTATATATCAATGGTATAAGAGAAGAGATTGTTGCTGATCACCTTATCAAGGGTAAGCTTATACATAATCTGATCTTAGAACCGGATAGCATTACAAAGAACTATATCGTAATGCCTACTGAGTTACCTGCTGCAAAAGCAAAGATGGTTATCGATAGAGTGTTTGCACATAAGCAACAGTTACAAGATGATTCAAGAGAAGAGCTTGATCAGTTTGGTGGAGCTATCTTAGATATCATGGCTGACATGAACTACTTTCAGAACTTAAAGACTGATGCTCAACGTCTTGATAAGATAATAACACTTGACCATCAAGTATACTGGTCTTTCTTAAAGATGAAGAAGGGCAAAGATCTAATCGATCAAGATACTCTAACATTCTGTACAGAAGCGGTTAATACTATCAAGAGTCATGCAGATATCTGTGATCTACTAGGCTTACACTTAGATAGCATGTCTGGTAATATTGAGACAGTAAACGAAAAGATGTTCTATATCGATAAGTTTAAAGACTATCCGTTTGGACTTAAAGGTATTATTGACAACTTAGTTATCGATCACAATAAGAAGATCATCTATATCAATGACTTAAAGACTACATCAAAGGATCTTATTAACTTTGATGGATCTATCGAGCATTATGATTACTGGATGCAAGCTGCTATCTATGTTCAGTTAGTTAATGAAAACTATGCTCATCTTATTGGATACACTATTGAGTTTAACTTCGTAGCTATCGATAAAAACTACTGCACATATGCCTTTGGTGTATCTGCTGAGAGTATTATTGCATGGACTGAACGAATGATGGATACTTTAAACAAAGCTAAGTGGCATTACGAAGAAAGAAACTACTATCTTCCGTTTGAACTTGCTAGTAAAAAAGTATATTTGTAGTATAAAACCAACATACAATGATAGACGCACACAAGATACCATCGTTATATAGCAGATACTTTCAGAAGTCAAAGACATTTTTATTACCGTTTGTTCTTACAGATCGTAAGTCAATGACTCAACCTGAGAATGTATATATAGCATGGAAAGATAGATATGCTGTAAAAGATAAGCGTTTGATTGTTGTTTACAAAGCAGGGAATAAATCCGCTGCGTTCAAGAAGGCGGAGGCTGTACTAACAGCTTCCCCTTTATTTGAATCAAGAGAAGAGTACAACGATAGGATTATCTTTATCTTTAACTTTACAAAGAAGAGAAGAGACTGGAAGTGCTTTATCGATGGTAAATATTCTATGCTTGATGAGGATGCTAAACTAGATATCCTTTACTTCTTTAGAAAAGAACCAAAAGAGTGCACATACATTAACTCATACTTATACCCTGAATACCACTTTGATCACTACGCAAGTTTACTTGATGTTGATGTTAGAGTACTTATTGATATAGGTGAGTTATGTGATAAGTATGATCAAGACAAAGAAACATTAACATTAGTTACTGCAGATTTGGAGATCTTAGAAAAAGCTGTTTAATTTGTAAAAACCAACCAACATTATGGCAAATAATATGTTTATCATCTCCTCTAAGTGGGGAGAACTTGATAGTTTTCGTATGATTCCTATCAACATGGAGTGTCCTTTCGCAGAATGTATCTATGATCCTTCTCAAGGTATCTTAGCTGTCATCTCAAAAGAGAAAAGACAAAAGTATCACTTCTTACCTAAGTTAGATGACCGCGGTAAAGTTATACCAGTAAAGAAAAAAGCAGGAGATCCAGAAGAGTTTACTCCTTTTGCTGAAGAAAGACGTTTGATGGAATCATCTTACGAGTATTACATTGATAATGCAGATGAGATAGTAAACTTTGTTGACTTAATGCGCAGCAAAGATCAACCAATAAGTTTTGATTATAGAGGTTTGATAGTAAAGAAATAGTTTAAGTCCAAAATGTACTAATGGGAGAGGTTTTGCTTCTCCCATTTTTTATGCACTATACACGGGGAAACAGCTTAACTGAATGTTTGCATAATGAAAACTAAAGCACACTGGGTGATGGACTACGAGACAATCTGTAATTGTTTCATCGCAGTCTTCATCCATTACAAGAATGACAAGGTGCGTAAGTACTTTGTGGTATCAGAATTCAGAGATGACTTTGATGCTTACGTTAACTTTCTTAAAGAAAACGTTAAAAATAAAGAGTATCATATATCATATAACGGTCTAGGCTTTGACAGTCAGATCACACAATACGTTCTTGAGAATCATCAAGAGTGGAAAGGTCTCTCACCTTTAGTTATTGCTCGTATAATCTATGGTTATGCTCAGACAGTAATCAATAAGCAAGAGTTAAAAGAGATGCTTGACTATGCACCATACAAGTTGTCTATCAAGCAGATCGATGTATTCAAGCTTAACCACTGGGATAATCCTGCAAAGATGAGTAGTCTTAAGTGGATTCAGTATAGTATGGATTGGTTCAGTGTACTTGAGATGCCACATCATCACAATGATCCTATAACATCAGAGGAAACTCAACGAATGGTATTAGACTATTGTGTCAATGATGTTGAGAGTACGCGTAACATCATGGAGATAAGTAAAGAACAGATTAATCTACGTCTTAGCTTAAGCAAAGAGTACAAGATTGATTTACTATCTGCATCTGAGCCACGCATATCGAAAGAGTTGTTTGCATACTTCTTAACAAATAAGTTAGGCATCGAAAAAAGCGTGCTTAAAAAACTACGCACGCCAAGAAAACAAATTATACTAGAGGACTGTATACTGCCTTATATTAGCTTTAAAACACCTGAGTTTAACAATCTACTTAACTTCTTTAAAAGCAAAGTTGTAGTGGAAACAAAAGGGGCTTTAGATTATAAGGTTACCTACAAAGGAGTTGATAGCTACTATGGTCTTGGCGGTATCCATGGTGCAACAAAAGCTGGTATCTATGAAGCAAAACCAGGATGGACTATTATGTCAAGTGACGTAACATCTTTCTATCCTAACCTTGCTATTAGAAACGGTTTTGCACCAGCACATCTCCCAAAAAAAGATTTCTTAGAGTTGTATGAGTGGTTTTTTGAAGAAAGAAAGAAGATACCAAAGTCAGACCCAAAGAACTATGTATACAAGATTATCTTAAACTCTACTTATGGTTTGAGTAATGATGAGAATAGTTTCTTGTATGATCCACAGATGACCATGCAGATTACTGTAAACGGTCAACTACAACTATCGATGTTGTATGAGATGTTAGCAGAAGCAATACCTGATTGTCAACCATTAATGCAAAACACAGATGGTCTTGAGATGATGATTCCTGAAAAGTATGTTGACATTTATATGTTTGTATGTGCTGAATGGGAAAAAAAGACAATGCTTCAGCTTGAACATGATGAGTACAAGAAGATGATTATTGGTGATGTAAACAACTACATTGCCATGTACAAGAAAGAAGGTAAGACACCAAAGTGCAAAGGTCGTTTTGAATGGGAAGCATTAAGTTCAAAGAGTGCATCAACGTTGCACAAGAACAAAAGCTTTCTTGTAATACCAAAAGGTATCTATGAGTACTTTGTTAATGGAGTTAAGCCTGAAGATTATGTTCGTAATCATACCAACTTCTTAGACTTCTGTGGTGGAGCTAAAGCAAAGGGTAAGTGGTTCTTTGAAAAGTATAGTATTGTTGATGGTGAAGAGAAGTTTGAAAAGCTTCAGAAGATTATCAGATACTATGTTAGTACAAAAGGATCTAAGATTGTAAAGAAAGAGCCAGTATCTGGTAGAGCTATCCAAGTTCTTGCTGATAGATGGTTACTGACTGAAATGAATCTTATTGACGATGACACTGAGACACCAGATGACATCAACTATCAGTTCTATATTGATAGTATTAACAAAGAGATAGAGAATATCTCAAACATAAAGCAGTCTAATACAGGACAGCTTGAACTATTCGGTTTTTAATAATATAATTATGACAAAAGTAAGTATCGATTTTGATGGTACACTCAGTCAACCACACGTCCAGGAGTTTGCAAAAGAGCTCCTGGATGCTGGTATTGATGTATGGGTAGTAACAACACGTTATGACGAGAATCACTTGCATAAGTACGCAATGGATTATCCACCAACGTTAGATGATTTATGGGAAGTAGTTGAAAGACTAGGAATCCCAAGATGGAAGGTAAGATTTACCAACATGGAATGGAAGTATACCTATCTATGTGACACTGAGTTTGTCTGGCACTTGGACGATAATGACCACGAGATTCGTAGGGCTCTTTATAATAAGTGTGGAGTAAGAATGATACAAGTTAATACTGATGATTTTAAAAGCAAATGTTTACATATAATCCAATCATTATGAAAGTAAAAGTAAAAAAGCTGCATGCTGATGCAGTAGCCCCTAAGTTTGGTAAGCCTGGTGACGCAGGTGCAGATCTTGTAGCTACATCAGTTGACGCATCTAGTAGAGAAGGTCAAATAGTATATGGTACAGGACTTGCTGTAGAAATACCAGAAGGAATGGTGGGACTTGTGTTCCCACGTTCCTCTGTACGTAATTATGATCTTGTATTAAGTAACTGTGTAGGAGTTATCGATAGTGGCTATCGTGGAGAAATTATGGCTACATTTAACTTAAAGAATCCATGGTCACCTGATCTTGTTTACAAAATAGGTGATCGCATTGCTCAGTTGATTATCATGCCTGTACCATTAGTTGAGTTTATGGTTGTTGATGAGTTATCAGAAACTGAACGCGGAACTGGCGGACACGGTTCAACAGGAAAATGACACAACTAAAGACTTGCTTATATCTTGATGATGTACGTACTCCATTAGAAGATAAACCTGGATATCATCCCTGGGTTGTTGTTAGAAATTATGATCAGTTTGTTGAATACATAACTCAGCATGGTATACCTGACTTTATATCGTTTGACCATGACTTAGGTAAAGAACATACTAATGATTACTTTGCTCAAGTATTAGCTCAGGGTTTCCAAGATCCTAAGTACGATGACTATAAAGAAAAGACTGGTCTACACTGTGCTATGTGGTTAACAGAATATTGTATGGATAATAATGTCGCTCCAAAGACATGTGCTGTTCATAGTCATAATCCTGTAGGGTCTAATAACATTCAGAGTTGTATTAATAGTTTTAAGAAACACCTTGGGCTTACTCAAGACTGTTATCTTGGAAGAATACCCTTTAAAGTAACTGAAGAATGAAACAGAATCTAATTGGCATCTCTGGCAAGATTTTCTCAGGGAAAGATACAGTTGGTAAGATCATACAGTATTTAAGTTCTGAAGCATCTCAGCAAAGGAATAGAACGTATGAAGAGTTTCTTAGAGGACATAGTAATCCAGATGCTTATGGTTATTACTATCACTCTGATTGGGAGATAAAGAAGTTTGCTGGTAAACTAAAGGAAGTAGCTAGTTTACTTACGGGTATTAGGGTACATGACTTTGAAGACCAGGAGTTTAAGAAAACTGAGTTAGGTCCTGAGTGGAATCAGACAAGACTTTATAATAGTGATGCTCCGTGGATGACAGGTAATGAAACATACGAAGTACCTTTAACAGTAAGAGAGCTCTTACAAAAAGTAGGTACTGAGTGTATGAGAGATTGTTTACATGAGAACGTATGGGTAAACGCTCTGTTTGCTGACTACGAGTGTACTCACTCAGATCATTCCCCACATGGATTTGACTGTTCTCAATGGCTTATTACTGATACACGTTTTCCTAATGAAGCACAAGCTATAAAAAGCAAAGGGGGGATTATAGTTAAAGTAACTAGACCAGGAGAACAGAAAGGTACTCACCCTAGTGAGATTGCCCTTGACGATTGGGACTTTGATGTTGTTATAGAGAACAACGGATCCATAGAAGATCTAATAGAAAAAGTTAAGATACAGTTAGGAGATATGCTATAATTAAGTATCTTTGTATCACTTGTATGTTATTGTGTAGTTCGGTTGCTGCCTACCTTCCAAACGGAAAAAGGCAGCATTTTTTTTTCACTTAAACTAACAATCAATGTTTGCAAGTATAGAACTATCAGTACAAGACCTAGCAGACTTTACGTTTGAACTAGGCGTAACTCTTAATAAATATCTTGAATCAACAGCTGATCATCAATGGACAAGAAAAGAGCTATCATTTGGCTTCTTATTGTTCTCTATAAAACTGAACTGGCTGTTTGATCTAGAACCATATCAAGGAGAACAAGATGAAGAAGAATAAAAAAGGGGCCCTTAAAGCCCCTCTTTTTTTATCTAACGTTACCCATTCGACCTGAGTAGTAAATCACACGGTTAACGTTATTAACCCAAGGAAGAGACTTACTAATCTTTAGTAGAGTTCTTTCACCATCGTATTCTAATGTACCTTCTTCATCTGTCTTTTCAACACGAGCAAGATAGTATGTTGTTGCTACAATAGCATCTCTTGTCTGATTAAGCGTTGCTGTTATTGGTACAGCATTCTGTAATAATTCAGAGAAAGAGAACGGGTTAATATAATATGTTAAATCACGATTCAATAGAGTAAGCTGATTAAGTAATATGTTTGCATACTTCTTATCTTCATCATCCTCATCATCACCTCCAATAGCAAGTTTTAATGCTAAATAAGTCGCTGCTAGTACTACAATAGCTGCAAGCTCCATCATCATCTTTCTGATATTCGCAACCTGCATCTTATCTAATCCTTCAACCTCTCCTTTTGTTATAGCATCAATGATCTCTGATATTGATTCCTTTATTCTTAGACCATCATCGTTTATGAAGTTACCAAAGAATGTTTTATAGTATCCCTCTGTATCTCTCTCTAGTATAGGATCGTGACGCTTAGTCTCAAAACGAGTAGCTAATGTTTCAGGTAACCATGATCTAAAGACAAATAGTATACGACCAATGATATTATCCTTACCAGCTAATGACTGAACATCACCAGAGAAACCATGAAGCTTCTTGGAGATCTGATTAATCTTCATCATTGACTTATCGTATACTTCATCAAAAGTTTTACCACCATTCGCCTCCATATCCCACTCACCAAACTTCTCAGTGTCTATATTAAGATCTTTATCCATGATCTCAAATAGATTAAACTCTCCCTTTGTTGTCTTGACTTTTGTGTTTAACAACATAGCAATAGCTGTCTGAGATCTAAAGAAGTAATCAGTTGACTTCATTAAACCAAATGGACTAGGGATAGCACTCTTGATAGTATCAAGCATGCTTCTACCGTTTAATCCTTTTATTGCATGAGCAAAGGTATTATCTTCTCCTTCAATAGTTTTAGTATCAAGCATCATACGTAAGATCTTTTCAGATTGCTCTGACTCAACCGTTCCCCATGATATATACTTAGCAACAGATGTTTTTAATATTGAAGTTGCTTTTCTTAACTGTGCTGAATCAAAGTCTTCTTTACCATAAGCATGTATCTGGTTATTGACACCACCAACAGCTAAGTTTCGAACAGCTGAGAATGGGTTTAATGCAATACCTTTCTCTCTTGTGAACTTATTAAATGCATCAAAGAAGCTACTAATACTTAAGTTTCTACCACCAAGTTCATAATAAGCATCTGTCTTTTCTGTTATCTGACGTTCAATACTTTTACGCTCAGCAGTTGTTAACGAGCGATTGTTCTCTAACTCTTGTGATAATGCTTCAAGTTCTTTCTCAAGAGCTTTTGCTTGCTTGTATTTCTCAGACTTATATGTTCCAAGTGTTAATAGCTCAAGTGAGTTGTAGAAAGGTCTGTCCATTACTCCTTCTGCTTCAGGAGTTATTCTATAGAATGATCTTAGTACAGTACTTTGAACCATCTCTTGCAAGACTTTTGGAGCCTCACTAACAACAACATCTCCTTTTAAACGTACATTCTTTGTTGAAGAAGTAGCTCCTTGAACAATATTATTGATCGTATCAATAGTATCTTGAACCTCAATCTTATGTTTATAGATAAGAGCCATGTCACTGAACAGCTTTGCAATAAGATTTAAGTCCGTACTGCGTTGTTCAACTGGAACATTCTCGTTTATAAAACGTGGCGTGAAACCATAACGTGTTACGCCGCTAATAGGATCAGCTTTACCAGCTGTCTTGTAATCGATTGTAGTTAAGTTTTTAAAGAACCACTCATCGATACCTTTCATCCCTTCTTTAAGACCAGACAAACCATACTCTTTGCTTAATCTCTCTGTTACAACAGGTAAGAAGTTAGACTGCAAAGAGTCAATCTCATCTTGTGGAAGATAAGACAACTGCTGCTTCATAAAGTCACGGAAGAAAACATAGAACTCATATAAGTCTTTATCTGCTGCAATCTTAGCAAAATCTTGGTCATAGTAGTTACTATTAGCACCATTAACTATCTTACGTGGGATCTTAATAGAGTACTTACTACCCTTCGTTACAGTTGATCGATCAAACTTTAGCGTACCATTAATCAAAGCATTGTATGCTAACGGATCATTGATCTTTTTCCACTCTTCAACTTGCTTCTCTATATACTCTTCATCAGTACCATCTTCTGGTTGTAATACAACAACACCTTTTATGATATCATCTTGCAAACTAATAGAGAATGTTTCTGCATCAGTAACATACTGAGAGTAACGTGCTCGTGCTTGTTTAACAAAGTCATTTATCTCTTCTGCAGTAAAGCCTTGATTCTTAAGATCGTTTATTACATTAAGTCTTTGCTCATCAGTAAAAGCACTTGTATTAATAAAAGGAGCTGAGTTAAAAGCAATTGTGTGTTCTTTAACCCACTGGTTATGCTCAGCCCATACAGCAGCAACAACTTCTTTGTTATCTTTTGCTGTATCAAGATTCTCTTTTAACTGGCGGTATCTTCTTTTTATAGACTCATACCACTCCTGAGAGAAACGACCTTTAAACCCAAGAGTCTTAATAGGTTCACCAAAAGGATTCTTAGTCTCTTGCTGCTTAATAAACAGATCAAACCCGTTCTCTTTGAACAAAGGATTATCCATGATCTTTGCAGTTGCTTCGTCAATCTTTTTGTGGTTACGGTTATGCTCTTTTTCAATACGCATATTAACCTCAGTAATCAACTTAGCTAGGTATCCAACAAGCTTGTTATCAACAGTTGTGATATCACGAGCTTTTGCTTTCCAATAGCTGACATCTTTCATTGCTTCGATGTCTTTTATTGTAACCTCTTGACCTTCACCAACATTTTTGTTGATTGCTTTTAGTATCTCGTTCTTTGCAAAGTAAGCAATACGATTGTTAAAAGACTGAGCTGCATCATTAATCTCTATTAAAGTATCTCTAGTAGTAAAAGTACCATCTGAATCAGCAGGTACTTCCATGATGTTTGGAATATTAAACAAACGCTCCATGTTTGTCCAGGTCTTTATAATATCATCAGCAAGTAATAACTCACTTAATGATACAACAGAACCGGACAACATCTCTTTTATTGTTTGGATATCAGCTAGACCTTGAGCAACAACAATCTTAATGCTGTTCTCTTTTTGTAATGTATCTATCTGAGTCTCAAGACGTTTGATCAAAGCATTATAATACTTTTCACGCTCAATCTTCTGCTCTTTTGAATACTCTTTGTTTAGCTTAGCTCTTTCTCTTGCATCAACATGTTGCTTGATACGATCTTTTAACTCATCACGCATCAACTTAACTGTTGGAAGCAATCCTTTTATAGACTTAACTCTTCGTGAAGATAACTTAACATCTAATGGATGAGTGAACTCAATAAAGTCAAAGATAGAACGAGTAAGTCCATCCTTTGTAATAGTATAATCAGCATTAATCTTTGGCTCTTCTACCCACTGACCATACCATGACTGGAACTTTGGTGTGTACAACGTAAGATAAATACCTAAAGCTTGCTCACTAGGATCAGTAGTATTCTTTATGTACTTACCTACATGCTTTTGCAACGAAGCATTGATGTTTCCACCATGCTCCGCTGGAAGACCTTTAGTCTCAATCCCAGATAATATATCGTAATAAGCAGTTGATACTATCTTACCATCAGGTAGACGCACATCTGTGATTAAGTTATTCTTTCTTTTAATAAGGCAAGCCATACTTATTTACATTGATTGTTTAAAGAGTAGTCACTAAGATTATCTGTCGCTGCACTAAACAAGGTTGTTTGACCTGTAGTATCTGTACTGTCTTCAGTCTTTGTATCAACAACACTAAGCAAGTTAGTAATATTTTTTATACCTTGATCTAATACTGAGTCAGTTTTTACATCCATGCCTAATGCTTTTGTTAAAGCTTGAAGTAAACGCTTTAATATGTCAGCAAACTTAGATGTTACAGTCTTCTTTGATGAGTCAACAGAAACTCCATTCATAAACTCCTGGAACTTCTTATCAGTCATTAACATACTAACAAACTCATGTTCGCTTGTTAAGCCGTAGTACATGCTCTTTTCCTCTTCTGTAAGAGTGTTAGCATCACTATCTTCAAACACAGAGTTGGAAACTTTTGCAATAACTGCTTTTAGTTTTTCAGCATGCTCTGGATTTGATAATAAAGACTCTCTTGTTAATAGATATAACTGCTTAATAGAAGCTGCATACATACGCTCTTCTTTAATCTTATAAGCAGAAGCCTTACCACTTAACTTGAACAATGACTGAGCAGTATATCCATGTAATAACTCATGAACAATAGCATCCTCAAGATTTTCACTTCTTGACTTAGCACTGTTACTCTGTAATACAATATCAGGATTAATTACTATCTGATTAGTTACTGTATTGTATATCGCAGGATCAGCAATAGTCTTTGATAATACAACTGATATCTTATTCACATCACCAGTAAACTTAAGTGAGTCAATCAATACTTTGTAGAACTCATTAGATGTATTAGCTCTTACCTTTGTTAGAACAGAAGCAAGTGTATTAACACCTTCAGCATCAGGAATATAATCTTCTATTACAGAAGTATCAGATGCTATTGGAGATCCGTTAGAAGCATTTGTATCTTCACCACTTAAGAATATCTCAGGATCAGAAGGCATATCAGCAAAACTAAACAAGTCCATACTAGCAACTACAACATCATCATCCATCTGAGGCATGAATGTATCCTCAGCAAATAAATCAGCAGGCTCTTGTGTAGGAATAGCTTCTCCGTATTCTAGCTTAATATTATTAAACTGACCAATCTCAGATGCTTTATATCCTTTTGCTTCAAGATAGTTCTTTACAAGAGTATTGATGCCTTCTGCTTTGCTGTATAATACAACAGATGCTTTTGCTTTTATAATACTCTCAAGCTTTGGAACATATAAATCCTCAAACATTGGAGATAACTTATCAATAGCTTCGTTTCTTGTAATATGGTTAAGCTTAGCATCAGGTGATAACACCTCAATGAATCGCTCACCAGATACAAGAACTACATCTCTATCAGTATACTCACCTGTATTAATGTTTCCTTTATAACGTGATGATAAAATATTATGCTTGTTACTAGGATTGTTAGTATCATAAGGGAATGATACTGCCGTAGTTGCATAATTAGATAACTCAATCTCATCAACAACAAGACTAGTATTACCTGCAAACCCAATAAATGGATTAGTATCAGATGTAATAATCTTCTCAAGCTTCTGACTTGGTAACAAGTTACTAAAGTCAACAGAACGCATTGTTGCTGGATTAACACCTAACTGATATTCATATGCTGAGTTGTTTCCTAGTGTTTGTATTCTCTTGTATGAGTTTTCACCAATACGTTTAAACAATACTATTTGACTATTAACATAGTAACGCAAGAACTTAGGGAATGTTGGTACTGTATTCTTATAACCTTCAAGCGACTGGAAAGAACTGTTTATAAGCAAATGAGTCATGTTCTTTGGTAAAGTATAAATACTTTCTCCTCTTGAATCTTTTGCTACAGTATTTGTATTTGTTAACGCTTTATATGCATCCTTATCAATATAAGAAGCCATATCAGGATTATTCATGATATACTGCTCATAGAAGTTATCAACGTTTTGTCTAAACGTATCATAGAACTTACCAATGAAATCTGTGTGTTGCTTATTAAGCAATCTTACTTCAATAGGAATGTATCTAAAGAACGAAGCTTTATCTGCAACAGATCCACTAACAAACGCATACTTGATTAAGTCTTTACCAATACTTGCTATCTCAGGATCTTCGTTTAGCATTAAGTCTAAGAAGCCTTTATTGTTTGCAAGCTCGTCAATGTCTTGACTAAATGGAGACTTATACTCTACTGATTTAATGCTTAGTCTTGTTTTACCTATTGGTATAACGGGTTTTAATCTAGCAAAGAAGTAGTTGTTTCTTAACTCTGGATACTTGATGTTTAATGCAAGAATACGCTCAGCTAAAGAAGGATTTTGTTCTGTACCAACAAGAAGTCTATATCTTTCTTCTTCCATATCACCAGTAATAAAACCAGCTTCTGGGCTACTGTAGATATATGCTTTCAAGTTGCTAAGAACATCTTCAGCTAAAGCATTGAACTTAATTCGACCATAGTTGTCAATACCGCCCTTACCCTTGTTCTTTTGAGTAACAATCTCTTCTAGTAAGTTCTGGAATACTGTATCAAAGTGAATAGGTGATACCTTACTTAATACTTTGTATGCTAAGAAGATACTATTCTTAACAGCATGACCAGTCTGAGTAGTTGGTGTAAAGTCAACACTCTCACTAATTGGATCAGTCTCAAACTTACCAAAGATAGCATCAATGTTTAATAGTCTATCAACTACTACAGGATCTCCTTTTAATGGCTTAATAACAACAGGTAAACCTTCACCATATTGAGTATCAGCAGCTTTTGCAATACTCTGGAACTTACGATACTTACTTAGTAAAGTAAACAAGTTAGATCCAACACCTTGACTAATAACATTACTGTTATTTAGTAATGTTGATTGAGGAGTACCGTAAGCATGTAATGTCTCATAGTAAGTAAGAATAGATAACTGCTTCATGATAAACTCATCAAGTACTTTTCTATCTTCTGGCTTAAAGTTGATATCCGCTGGAGAATAAGCAAGCATAAGTTGATTCAACTTAGGTCGCAATACTACTTCTTCTTTTAAAAGATCAAGAAGCTCTTTTGGATTAAGTACTGGCATAGCACCAATATTATCTTCTGTTGCAAGCTCTCTAGCATTTGCACTTAGCAGATTAATAAACTGCATCTTAACATCTGCAATAATCTCAGATGTATACTTCTTCTGTCCACCAGCAAAACTATCTTTTGATATCTCTTCTTGTTCATTAAGATACTTAACAATAAACTGAGGGAAGAAACGTGTTACGTAACGTAAGTCAGCAATCTCACCACTGTTAGAACTTAATGACATAAGTAACTTAGCTGGTGCCATTGATGCACTATTCAAGTTAAATACGTTAAGGTTCTTATTCTTTGCGTTGTCTAATGATTCGTTAAGAGTAGCAGAAGCATTCTGAGTCTTTGATCTTGTTAATGTCTTACCCGTAGCATCGCTCTTAAATGTAGTATTACCTTCTGCAGTTAGATAGCTAAGATTTACAATCTCACCGCTATCTTTCTTAATGTTAATACCAGCAGAAAAACCAACAGTCTTTTTGTCTTGATGTTCAGCAAGGAATGATAATAGCTGAGCAAAGATACCTGTACCTAGTTTACCACTTCTATTATCTAAGAACGTATTGATCTGAGTATTGTAATCAAACGGTAAGAAGTTAACTGGTAATGTTGCAATACCTTCTTTATAGAATAACTCTTTCTCATCGTTGTAGTCAGACAAGTCGATTGATGACGTAATCTTATCAAATGTTGTTGGGTGAGTAAGTACTGACCAGTGTATATCTTTATACATCTCAAACAACTGCTCTTCTGATAAAGACTTTGGATCAAAGTTTTTAAAATCGCTAATAGACGACTCGTAAGCAACTGGCTCAACAGATTCGATCTGTGACTTCTGTGCTTTTATCTTATCGTTTATAGCAGTTAGCTCAGCAGCTCTCTGACTCTTAATCTTATACTTTGTTTGATTAAGCTTCTTACGCTCAACACCATTAGCTACTTCATCATAGATTGAAGATCTCTTCTCATATAAACCATCAAGAATACGTTGCTTTTGCTCACGCTCTTTCTCACCTAGATTCTTATAACCTAAGCGAGTTCTATACTTCTCAATGCTTTCGTTAAGCTTTGCAATCTCAAACTGTTGTTCGCTGTTAAGTAACTTTGCTAAATCAATATCTGCTTTTTCTAACTGTTCTTTGTACTTATCTTTTATAGCTTCTTTCTCTTTTGTAAGTTCATCTATTAACTTAGATGCAGAATTCTTGTAAGTATACTTAGGATTAGATAAATAAGCATATAACTTATCAACGTCAAAGTCAGAACCCATCTGTGCTGTAATACCATCAGGAACAATAATAGTGTTCTCCATATATGATGGTAAGAAACCAGCAACTTCAATAGGAAGCATTGATGAGTGCAACTGATTTGGAATACGTGCACCAATAAGTTGTAATAACTTTCTTGGAATGCGTGTACTGTCAAGAATCAATCTACCGTTCTCATCTTTTGTAGCAAAGTCTTTTATGTTTATAAGCTTTCCGTTCTCATCCTTTAAGAACTGAGACATAAATACTTGTGCTGCTTGCACCTCACCTTTCTTTACCTTCCCGCCTTTAGATACAGCATCAGCTTCTTTTCTGATATACTGTAATCCTTTTGAGGCATCATACACTTCTGTATAAACAATCTCACTCTTTAACTTATCAGATAACTCACCCTCTTTAATCTTTGTACCAACTGCAGATACTTGTACTAATGATGTACCAGTAAGCTTTAGCTTAACTACTTTACTAAAGATAGATGTAAGCAATCCTTCAAACTTAGAGCTATTTGATAATAAATATACTGGTATAACTAACTTACCGTCTTTGTTTGTTGCAATAGAACGAATATCGTTTATGCTTAAGTTACGAGAAATAGCTTCTTCTTTTAATAAGTTAGCTAGGCTTCTCTCGCTCTTGAATGAAACATACTCATCGGTTATTGAAACACCCATTCTATCAAGAAGCTCTTCAGCATTTCCTTCAAATAAAGCAATACGAATCTGCTCTTTCAATCCTTTTAACTGAGCTGCCGTAAGCTTCTTGCCTGCAAACATAAAGTCAAGAACGCTATCAAGACCTTCAAATAACTGACGGTCCATCTGACTAACAACGTTAATCATCTCTTTTTGGTGAGGAATCTCTTGTTGTGTACGAAGACCTTCTCTTGAAAGAGTCTGCACGTTAGAAGAGAGCTCAGCTTCAGATGGCTCAATAAAGTTACCGTTATCATCAAACACTTCTAATGTTGATATAGGTGCACCTGTTTTTGTTGCAGTTTTAAATGCAGCAGAACCGACGTTGTTTTTCTCCATGAACACACGAAGCTTGTCCATCTCTGAATCGCGCGTGTTATCTGGAATAAGAGGATATGCTGAAGACTTAACGTAGTTAATCTCATTAAACCCATCGGTCTCAGAGTTAGAAGAATGTACTGGCTTTGTTGGCTGCAATACAAACCCTAACTCGATATCTGATAAAGAGTAATCAAAGGTTTTCTTCTTACGAGCTTGTGCTATCTTATCAGAAATACTCTCATAAATATCTAAAGGGATTCTGCCCTCAGACATCATACGATTAATATGCTCTTGTAATGTAACAAACTCCTGAGCATCCGTTGTTTCAATCTTGCTGAACTGATCGTTAGACTTAATCACGTCTTTTAACGTAATCATCTTGTATAAAGATACATCAACAATCTTTCCCTTTGTGCTTTGCCAAGTTGTAGTACCCTGAGAACCAGGAGCAATAAACATAGCAGCACGTTTTGAGAACTCATCAACTGTACTTAGTACTGTACCATTAAGAACATCGTTTATAATATTACGTTTGCTCTGCTCTTCTGGTGTCATCTCAGTTGATACATTGTATGACAATAACTGATTAACAGTCATTGACTCACCAAATACCTCTTTGATTTGATTAGCACTAACAAGCTTTGACTCTTTATAGAATAAAGCCATATCAGCACCTAATACTTGAGTAGTATTAATCTGAGCTCTAAGCACGTTATACTTTAAATCTGCAATAGCAAAGATAGCCTTACTTGAATCTTGTAGCTGTGAAAGCTGATTCATGTAAACATTATTAAAGAAAGGAAAGTAATAAGATGTCTGTACTCTATTTGTTGCTGGATCAATACTAGTTGGTCCTTTTGATATAATGTTTTTACGCAACAAGTTAGATAACTCTTTTATAACGTCATCTTTTATTGACTCACCAATAAGATCTTTTAGGTATTGAGCATCTTCTATGGATGGTTCAACCCCTTGATAGATCTTTGTTCTGATCATATTAAGCTTTGCATCAGAACGATTGTTTAATACTGGGAATAAAAAGAACATCTTACTAGCTGTTTCAAAGTTAGCAATGTTCAGCTTTTCTTTCTTAGTATAGTTAGCATACGCAATCATACGATCTATCTCAGCTTTTGCTAGATCATATAACTTATTCTTGAATGCGTCTTTAAACTGGAATGAATCTCTAACTGTTGGCTTAGTCTTGAAGAAAGCAAAATCAGTTGATGGGTCAAGACTATCTTTTGTTATTTGTATTACCGGAGCGGTTGTCTTATCCGATAAAGTAAACATATTATAGTAGCCAGTCTTAGCAAAGTTATTCTGATGCTTTAAATATGTATCAAGAATTAACTCTCTTGGTGACTGGTTCTTTTTAACCTTACCAATCTCACCTTTCTTATCTTCTTTTATACTATCTGAATACGATATTGCATAAACAAATGATTCGTTATCAGTCTTCTCGTCTTCAAGCAAACGTCTAACTACTTCTGAACTTTTACTATAAGCTCTATTGCTTAGTACCTCTAAGAAACTCTTTGTCTTTAGCTTTTTCTTTACTGTTTCTAAGTAAGAAGGTTGTACATAAGCATAGATGTTTTTGTTCTCACCATTCTGATAACTACCAGTTTGATAGATATCTGAGTGTAAATCATAGTAAAGACTTGCAAGTATATTAAATACACGCTCGTGAACAATAGGGTTGTTCTTATCTTCGTAGTTTGCTGACTCAGTTGTTGTATCAATATCAGCTGTTAACGTATTAAGAATATTATCAACAACATTACCTGTTGCAAGTAAATCAGAGAAGCTCTTTGCTTTAAAGGTTCTGAACTTGTTTGCTTTTAATGCTGCTCCAACATGTTTCATGTAAGCATCATCAACAGGAATATTCATTGAAGTAAGTAACTCTTTAAAGAACTCTTGTTTCTTTGTTAAGTTATTACCAGATCTAATCTCTAAGTACTTCTCTTTCAATGACTTAGCTAACTCAGTGTTTATAACTAAGTTACCAAACTTATTCTTGTTAACAAGCTTTGATACTTTTTGTAACTCTAACCAATCGCTTTTTATTTGTCTGACAACGCTATTACGATTAGAGCTAATGACTTTAACAGTTACACCACCTTCTTTACCTTTCTCCCAAAGCAACATAGTATGATCTGTGTATGCTTTGTTTATTACAGTAAGTACTTCGTTTAGTAGCTGAACGTTTTTTGACGCTTGTAACTCACCTAACTTTTTATGAACGTTTAGTAGGTATGGCTTAACCTGAGCTTTCTCTAAAATAGATTCTTGCAAAGACTCATAAGTAACATGTTGCAATCCCGCACCTAATACTAACAGGTCTTCAAATACTTGATCGTAAGCCACGAAATCAGCAAGACCTAATAGATTAGCCTTGTCACTCTTAATGCTTGAAAATAACAGCTTTACACGAGTCGTAGCAGTATCCTTTGGGTTCATCTGGAATGAACGTGAATCAGAAAAGCTTTCGTTTACTGAAGGGTCTTCAACATCAACATCATCTTCACCAAATAACTCACCTGCATCAGCAAGTAAGCTCTCATAATATTCGTTTGTTAAACCAAAGTCTTGAATCTCGTTTTCAGATGAAACCTTTAGTCCTAAACGATTAAGCTTAATGATAACTTGCTCTGTGAACTTATTGAAGTTCTCATCATCAGTAACGTTATCTAGCAACTCTCCAAGATAAGAGAACTCCTTGTAGTTAAGAATACCAAGCTCAGGTATCTTAGAAAGCATATCTTCTGTTGCTGATTCTTTTAAAGCATTATATGCTTCTTCTGAAGTAGCAATATTCTCAGTAAAATACTTAACCTTTAAAGCAGTGTTCTTTAACTTACTCTTTATATCAGCAAATAAAACACGAGATGATTTCTCATACGTACCACCTGGCTTTAACAGACCAAGCTCATCAACGAACTGAGAAAAGATCGCGTTCGTTATTGACTGCTCTTGTACAAGATTAAATAAGTTGATGTTAACAAAGCGATCTTCAACAGCTTGTTTTACAAGATCTAATAATTGTTCATCAGACAGACCTTCATTACCTGGTAGAGTAGCAGCACTCTTTAGAATCTGCTTAACCTCTACTTCTGAAAACTCTGATCCGCTAATGTTATATAAACATGCCATATTAGTTACACTTCTTGTTAAGTTTATTCTCGTTCTCTAGTTTCTTAGTAGTAGTTGCTATTGACTTCAACTCATCATCGTTGCCTTTGATTAGATCTTTGTTAACTGTTTGATTAGCACCAAACTGTTGTCCAAAGTCCATATCCATGAACTTAGCCAATGCTTCTTCTTGAGATAAAGGTGCTTGTGATTTAGATGTATCCGTTACATTAATATACGCAGAATCAACCACTTTACCTTCTAATGCTACTAGTTCTGCATCATATTTAGCATCAATTACACTATTTACATCTATCTCTATAAAATTAGAAGTAACTCCGCTTACATTGTTTAGATTAAGTTGATCATTACCCGCTCCTAACTGAACGACTTTTGCAGACACTCTTAATTCTGTTCCTAAATAGTCTAGAACTAACTCGTTATTATTATAAGATATTGGCATATTAACCCAACCTAAAACATCTGTTAGATATTCTCTAAACTTTATTAAAACTTCTTTAGGTGACTTTTGTGGTAAGATATAATTACTTTCAGGAATATCTTTGTTTTGCTGCTTATCTTTTTTTCTTTCGTTCTCTATTAAAACTCTAGGATCTATTGTTGGTTCAACAGGAGCAGGAGCTTTTGGTGCAACTTCAGGTTTAGTACCTGATGATGGAGTCTCTGAATCTATATTACCAAATACAACAACAGGGTTAGAGAAGTGTACTAACTCATCAGCATCTATGTTAGCTTCATCGTAAGGACGTCCTTCTTCTAATGTAGTCTCAAGTGTTTGTAGCATATATTCATTATACGTCATAGGCTGTGATTGCTCTAAAGCACCTGTATCAGGGTTGATAGTAAGATCAGTCATTAACTTATCATTACCAATACCTGCTGATTGCTCAGTACCAAAGCGTATACTGTATCTTAAGTTTGCTGCAATATCGTAAAACTTATTGATTTTTTCTTCTGATATCTCATCTAAGTTTCCGATAATAAGACTGTCCTTTTTCTTATCACCTGTGTTTACTTGCCATATTGATAAGTATCCTTTTGGTGTAATATTAAAGTGAACTTTACCTTGACTTATTGGATTGTATGCTTTTGAACTAGTATGAGTAATGTAATCATTAACATACTTGCTTAAACGTGCAAAGTCAGCAGTCTCTCCGTCAATAAACTCAATACCATAAGCTTTGTACACAGCTTGAATAATAGCAAGATCACTATCTTTACTATTCTTTCCTGCTGCTACATCAACGTTATAGTTATGAAACGCTCTCCATGAACCAAGAATAAAATCAATGTGTCCGTCTTTTAATACAGGAACCGTAACAAGAGAAGCAAGACGCTTACCTGTTGGAGTTGGTATTATAGCAACTGGCCATCCATTTGCTTTACCGTCAGTAATAATGTTTGGTACATAAAGATTACTCTCAGAGTACTTATCAGTAACGTGTACTTTACCTTGCTTAATAATAGCAACTTGAGTATTTTTGCTTAAAGCTTGCTTCAATGGTTTCTTTGAACCGTCAGTTCTTAGTACACCAACTGACTTTGCTATTACAGTACTTGTAAATACAGTCGCTTTATATTTTTTAAAGCCGTTGAACAATGCTTTTCTATGATCAAGAATAGCTTGACGTTGAATAGCAAGGTTATCAATAACTGTACCATCAGGTGTAACAATACGTTCTTTTGTGTGAGCTAATACTCCTGAGTCAGAATATCTAGCTGTAACAAACTTAACTGTTGGCAAGTATCCAAGCTTTATCTTTTTACCATTATTCATAGTATAGATAGCAACTGGGAAGTCATTAATAGCTTCTTCTTTTATCTTACCGTCAGCATTAAAGAAGTCTTCTTTCTTACGCTTTGTGATACCAGTTTGCTGAACATAATCATAATCATCAAAGTCAGCAATGTTAGAATCAATCTCAAACATTAAAGGAGTACCTTCTTGTATACGAGATGTTCCTAAGATTAATGGATAAGACTCATTACCATCAGTACGCTTTAGTCTACGAACACCTTTCTTATCTGTATACACTACAAAGTTGTCAGATGCATTATTGATCTTTGATCCAGAGTTGATTGGTGTTCTTGAATCTTCCTCAACAGATGTATCAGGATTTGTACCATCAACATAATCAATATCAACATTATCTGTAGTATACTCAAGAGCATCTAAATCAACATCTTCTTCTTGAGCTTCTTTTGCTTTCTGTACTTCTTTCTTTTGAGCTTCAGTAACCGTAGCTACTGGAGTGACCATTGTCTTTGCTTTTGGATTAGAAGATACAGTAATAGCATTGTTTGTAAGAAAATCAGCTAACTGCTTATCTGTAAGCTCATACTCTGATTCATTACCATGTTGTACCCAAACTCTATCTTTACCAACAGAAACAATCTTAACTACTACCTCTGAACCATCAGTTGGTACTATATAATTACCAAGAACAAACTTAACTCCGCTTACTTCAAGACTATTGTTAGGATTAGCTTCATACTCTTCTTGCTCAGGATCAGGTTGTTCTTCATCAACAACTACTGGAGTCTCCGTTGGAGCTTCAGCAACTACTGGAGGTTGTTCAACTTGAACAGCTTCTTCTGGAGTTACTGGTACTGGTTGATCTTCAGACGATACTTCTGGTGTTGGTTCAACCTCTATAGGCTCTGCTACTTCAGTTGGAACATTATTAGATGACTTAGCACCTGTATAAGTAAACTCAACACTAGTGTAGTTGTCTCTTGAAGGGTGAGCAATGTTAAACGTTATATCCTTATTACTAACACCATAGTTTAAAAGAATCTCTCTACCTTTTGTACTAAACCCAATAAAAGCAGCAGGATTCATAACCCCCATGCCTTCTTCAGATATCTCTAGTTGGGACTTAATTACTTGGAAATAACCTTCTTTTAGATCTGCAAGAAGAGTTTCAACATTTATAGTTCCACCTTCTGGTGCATTTGCTGCATCTTCAACATCTTCTGTTAAGTCAGACGTATCAGGATCAGTAATGTTTTCTCCATCTTCTGGTGCTACTGCTCCAGTTAATGAGTCTGTAAATGATTTAGTAGCCTCATCCTTTGCTTCTTTTGCTAACTGCCCTTGTACTACTTTTTTTGCAGCCTTCATACGATTAGCCAAAGTAACAATACTTGTTGGATCTGCTAGGAAGTTATAAGCATTAAGATGTTCTTCAGAGTCATTATTTAACTGGATGTACTCTAATAGATCTTCGTAAGTCTCATCAATATCTGTATTAGATAAAAGAGCAGTATTTAAACCAGCTTCTTCAGTCTTGTAGTTAATAAACCTCTTATAAGCATCTTTTGCATAACGCTGCTCACGCTTTGACATGTTAGTCTCATCGCGATTAGATAGATTCTGCCACGAGTCAAACCACTTTGAAATAGCTTGTAGCTGACGTTCTTTATACTTAAGTGTTTGTGCTTCTTCAGGAGTACGTTTCTTTACTTGCTTAAGGTTATCTATCTCTTTTATAAGAAGATCCATCTCACCAAGCATCTTAGGTTGAGAACCTAATACTTTATATGCAGCAGAAGCAGCTCCTCCAAGATTAGGATTAGCAGCAGCTCTTGTGTATAAAGCATTTGCTCTTTCAATAGCAGACTTTGCTTTGAATGAGTTTGTTGCAAGCATCTCAATATAATCATCAAGAACACTCTTTAACATCTGAGCATCTTTCTGACCTTGACTACCTTCAGAGTATAAATCTGGTTGGATTAAATCACCATACTTTTCGTTTAACGTTTCCCATGTTTTGTTAAACGTTTCAACATCATTAGCAATCTTGTTAAAGTATTCTTTAACAGACTTAGCACTATCAACCGTTGGATCTAAGCCGTATGCTTCTTTTGCATCCTCAACACTAAACGATTCTCCTTGACCTCTAATAGTATCAATCAAAGAAGAAACCATCCCTGCTTTCTTTGCAGCTGAAACAGCTTTTGCAAATGCAGTATCTCTTGAGTTATAGTAAGTATACTTATCTTTATTACCAACAGCTTCCTGCATTGTAGCAGCAACTTTATTCTGAACCTTAAAGTTTGCTATCTCATCTTTTAATACAGCATAAGGATTCTTGTAGAACTCGTTTATCGCAGCAACAGTAGCCGTCTTGTCTTTCTTTATCTCTTCTCGTTGCTTATCAGTGGTCATCATACGTTCTTGTACTTTGCCCATTGTAAAGTTGATTGGAGATAATAATCGACCAGTAACAGCACCCATCAAGAATGTCTTCATTCCTTGAGTATCTGCTAATGGATTCTGAACACTACTCATGATAGCATCAGTCTTACCAGAGTATCCTTTCTTACCATGATATAAGTCATAGTAATAATCCTGAAGACCTTTGTTAGAACCTTCTTGGAATAACTCTTGTAAACCTTCTGATGTCTCCCACTTGAATAAGTTCTTTCCAAGAAACTTACTTACTTGCCATGCTGCTTCTTTTTTACCAAAGTCAGTAGCAATCTCTTTTGCTGCACCAAGAGCTCCTAATGAACCAACTTGATATACTTTAGTCAGTTCTTTATCAGCAACCTTACCTGATACCTTTAATACGTCATCAGCATATTGTCCAACGTTCTTGAATAATCTACGCTCAGCATTAAAATGACCAAGCATGTTATCAAACTGGAATCTATTAAGAGCAAATAGCATACCAAAGTTAACGTTGAAGTTGTCTGAGGATGCATCTTTTGATACTCTGTCAATACGTTCTAAGTCTTCACCAACTGGTAGCTCACCTGTTCTTTCAAGATGCTGTTCTGTTAAACGATCTTTAAGTTCTTTGTATGTACCAGCTGCTTCAAAAATGGCTTCTGAACGAGCCATGTTAGCTTCACTTAACGTTCTTCTAAATCCACCAAAGGTTAACGCTGCAATCTGAGCAGCACCTGCACCATTCTTACCAGCAACAACTGCTTTCTCAATAGCGTTTGTAGTAGATCCAATAGGATTAAACTTCTGGAAACCTTTCCATATAGTCTTTGCTAATCCTTCTTGTTTGTAGATATCTCCAAGTGATTTGTTTAATCTTGCAAACTCCTCAACGTCTTGAAGCTTATCAACTCCTTTCATGAATCGCATTCCAAGCTTTGTAGCTGAAAATAAACTAGATGCACCAAAGGTTAATAACTCTTCTGATAAAGCTTGAGCAATAGCACCAACTGCAAAACCTGAGTTTTGAACAAGATCTCCAAAGAACTGCTTGTTAAATACAGACTTCTCTGAATCAGCACTTCTAAAAATAGCGTACTTATTCATTACATCTTCTTGTATCTTTGCCATCTGATACATCTCTGTTTCATCTGGTTGTAGCTTTGATGCATCAAAAGAAGTCATTGCATCAGCAAGTCTTCCCCAACCCTTCCATCCCTCAAGGAATGTATTAGAAGCTAGACGACCTGCGCCTGCAAAAGCATTACCCATTGTATCACCCCAAGTTTGTCTTGACGCATACAACTCTTCATTATTTCTTCTAGGATCAAAACCGAGCTCAGCAGAGTACGATGAGTTAGTATATCTATCTAACTGTGTCTGCTCAGGGTTAAAGTTTATTGGCTGCATTTGAGTGGACAAAGAAGGTCCACCTGCCAATGCTCCTGATAAAAAAGAAGCGGTAGGATCAGCAGTAGATGAGCTAACTAGTTGTTGTGCTTGTTCTTGACCACGTTGCTCAAAAGGATCGATAAAATCTAATAGCTTTGGCTCTAAGTCTGGTGTTTTAATATCAGGACCTCCAAGGCTATTATTGAGCGAGTTTAATATAGACTCCATCTATTACTGGTTATTTAATAAATCTCCTAATGTAACATTACTTTGTTCTTTTGGTACAGCAGCAGTTCTAAAATCTCTTAGTTGCTTATAAGTCTGCATCTTTAACTGTTGTATTTTTTGATATAGTTCTTCTGGAGCCATTTGGTTATATGGTATCTCTTGTAAAGTACCTTCAACAAAATCGTTTTCACCAGCAATTATAGGTTTACTGTCAGGACCTGTTGCTTGACTTAATACTTTCTTATCTATCTTAATAACTAAACCATCTCCTCTTGAGTTCTGTTTTATCATATATCTAAAGCCAGCAGCTTCATCCATTTGATTGCTCTTTAGAATCTCACCTTGAGTAAGAACCTTTGAGATATAACCAGCTTCTTGAACAGATGGTGCATTCTTTAACTTAATACCATTAGAAAGATTTACTTCAATACCTAAACGACCAATAGCAGCAATCGACTTTTCATCTAATATACCACTACCTGACTTACTCTCTTCTTTTAAAAGCTCTTGCTTATAACCAATGATTACAGAAGGATTACCGTTCTTACCTATTGTTGTATAATCAACACGACCTAATGCATTACCACCATCTCTTGCAGTTGTATTAAAGAAAGTAATAACTTTCTCTCTATCAGCACCTAACTGCTCTAACGCATCAATATTAGCAACACCACCGTTACCATCAGCTTGTTCAAAGTTACTACCTGCTAAAGCTTCAGTAACTAATAACTGCCCCTTATCTAAAGTATCACGCTTACCATCTGAAGTATAAGTAGTAACCATACCAGCTCTACCCATTCTATCAATGTAGTACTTAGCGTTTGGTACAATCTCAGACTGAACAGATTTATACAAGGGAGCTAGTTTTGCAAAGTCATAATCATCTTTAAACTTCGAAATATAACCGCTAACATTATACTCTTCACCAGTACTTTTTGATACTACATACTGTCTTCCAGAATGATAGTTTCCTGCTTTATCAGACCATGGTATATCATATTTAACAACACCATCACCTGAATATAGCATAGATACTAGATCTTTAGTTGATATGTCCTTAGAACTAATACTATATTTTTTACTTGCAATAGATGTAAGTGTGGAAGGATCTAATACTTTATAATTACCAGGAGTTCCTGTTCTAATAGGAGCATACTTATCATTAGCAAGAGCTTTATTAACTAAATCTTTTTGCTCTTTACTCTGTAAGCCCCATTCATTTATAGCATCTCTTGATTGCTCTAACTCATTATATATAGCAAGTTCATTATCAGTGGCTTTACCACTCTTGTACTTCTCACTATACTTATTATACATCCAAGACGTAATTGCGTTAACCACACGAGTTGGTCCAGAAGCATAGTCATACTTAGCATCAGCAGGTATAATACCTTTTTCTTTTAGCTTTGTAAAAATCTCATCTTTGTATTTAGTTTTTGCAGAAGCAGGAGTAATGCCATCAGCTGCACGTAATGACTTAACAAAATCAGTAGGTAATATACCTTGTAAATCTGCGTCTTTCTCTATAGCACTAAAGATATTGTTATATGCTGAGTAACGTTGCTTTGTAACATTGTCAACATATACTTCATATGCATTAGCTTTTGTAATCTGAGCTTGAGTGTTGATACCTGTAACCATTGGAGTATCAAACTGAGTCTTTCCTTTTCCTTCTGGAGTAGTATCTTGACCGTTTAAAACACCATCATTACCGCCTCCACCGAAACTAATCTGTGGACTACCGTCAGGACCAACACCAAGAATAGCTTTACCTGTCCCACTAAAAGGATATTCTCCTCTTGCAACAGCTTTTGTAAACTCAAACTGTGCTTTCTTAAGATCAAGATCTTCAAGCTTTACTCTTAAATCATCAGTTGCAAAAAAGGCATCATTCTTCTTAACATCTTGTTTAATGGCAGAAGCTAATGCGTTTGCAATATCGTTCATCTTCTTCATCTTACCATACTGGGTAAAATAAACAGGACCGTTTGCTGTAACACCTCTAAGATTAGACTCGTAGTTTTTATCAATATCAGTTAAACGCTCATCATAATCAGAGATCTGTTTACCATACTGTTTTTTAGCTTCTTCTAGTTCTCTATACTTCTGCATTAAAGCTGTAGAATTATTAGCAGTTACTTTAGTCTTCTTAAGTTCTTCTAACTGTGAATCAATACCAGCAATGTTTGCTGTAAGTTCTACTTTACCGCTCTCATAAGTCTTTCTTGTATCTGCAAGATAATCTTTACCAATCATCTGTTTTGCTTCCATCTCAGATACCCCAAACTGACCCATCTTCTCTTTTACAGAACGCTCATGAGCAACCGTCATCTCCATTCGTAGATAATCATCATACTCTGGTTTCCAGTTAGCTTGAATAAAGTTCTTATAAGATGTTAAAGACTTAACACCATTTGTAGTAGTTACTATCTGTGGCCCAGATGCATCAACTGTTTGTACTTCAAACCCAGCATCTTTACGTAGCTTTTCAATATCTCCCATAATATTCTGAGATCTAATGAATCGACGTTGTTGTACTTTAGCAAAGTCCTCTTCTGATCTATTTGCTGTACGTAAAGGATCTAAACCATTCTGAATATACTGAATAGCAGTATCACTATATGTAGCTCTAATCTTTTCGTCTGTTGAATCTCTTGCTGCAAATGCTTTACTTATTTCAGACTGAGCTTGTTTAGTATAAGCCATGTCTCTTAACATAAACTTATCTTGCCAGAAAGGTGCAAATACAGACTGAGCTTGATCAACATTCTTTCCTTCAGATAAATCCATACTAGATATATCTTTAAGACTTTGCTGTGCTTGCTGTAAGTATTGAGTTCTTAAGACTTCGTTATTCTGATTAGTTAATGGAGCATTGACAATAGAATCGTTTGCAGCTTTTATTTGATTAAAGCCTTGCTCATACATAGCTGACCTCCGTTGTAACAACGTGCCTATTGCTCCAAAGTCTGGAGTAAATAAAGGAAGAGGAGCTATTGCGTTATTCCCTGAAGGATATGGATTTACTGATGCCATAGTACATTAATAATATACACAAAAATATGTTAAGTTTAAACTTAAACTTATTGGGTTTAACGTTGCCCGAACATTGCTAAGAATGGATTAACAGCACCCATCATACTTGCTACTTGCTTATCTGGATACCCATCATAGTTACTATCTGTTGTAGTTCTAGTTGATTTACCAGAGAGTTGTGATTCTGCCCACTTCTCAGCCATTGCTTGTGGCATGCCTAATGTTTTAGTTGCATAAGCTAACAAATCAGGATATGTATTCATACCTGCAGCAGAACTACCAGTTGTTGAGTTAAAAGGATTCTTACCACCTTTAAACGTCGCTCTACCAGTAATAGGATCCATTGCATAGTACGGATTAGATTTGTTAACCATATCAAGCATTGATCTATTCATAAATGCATTCTGATATGCAGCTAATGTTTGCTTATCAGCAGCATCTCTCATTGAGAAGTTCTCTAAGTTATACTTATTAACCATCTCGCCTAACATATTAGCAGCTTGTGCTCTTTGTGCTAAGTTTTGATTTTCAAGTGCAGTGTTTGTAGCATTAACTTGATTAGCAATGCCAACGTTTTGCATATTTGTTGCAGCTCCGATGTTTGATATAGCTTCTAGTTGCTTACCTGCTATTTGACTAGCACCTGCAAGATTAGCTTGTGGTCTACCAAATGTACGTAGTCCTTGATTCTGCATGTTAGCTTGTTCAGCAACTGCAGCATACTGTCTTGTAGGATCAGCAAATGCAGCTTCTTGTTTTACATAATCTGGAGCTTGAACAAATGGAGTCATTGTTGGAACACCAGCTCTTGTAAATAAAGATTGTAGCATTGCTAACTTATCAGGAGTCATGTAAGAAAACTGATCTTTTGCCGGTTTTGCTTTTTGTGCTACAGCTTGTTGTTGTGGAGTTGCAGCTTTTACTGGAGCTTTATACTCCTCATCTGTTACATAACCTTGTGGTATAGTACTTTGTGACTCATCAGGTAACTGAAACTGCTCGTTAGGATCTATTTCAGTAGGAAAGTAAGGGTTAACGTTTTGTTTTTTCAACTCTTCGTTTTTAAACTGATCCCAACGATATCCAAGTTTAGAATCAAACATACCTCCAGTTGGTTGTCCATACTGTTTATGTAACTCGTTGATTCTTGCTGCTCTTGCTGGATCTTGCATAATAAACTTTTGTAAAGCAAGATTATCACCAGAAGGTCCATTGTATCCAATAGATGCAGCATACTGATCCCATGAATTACTTGGAAACTTAGATGCATTCTTTACACCAGAATACTTATCACCAGGCCAAGATTGGAATCCTTTTACTTCACCACGTTTTTGATAATCAATAAGGCCGCCATATGCCATATTAGATGTAATCTTTTCTTGAACGTAATCTGGTAAAGCTTTGAAGCCTGGGTTATTAATACCACCTTCTTGATACCATGCATTACCTGAGAATGTTGAACCACCACGCTTTTGGTATTCCATAGCTTCTGGTGATTGCTCCATACCTTGAGGCTCTTGCATTCCTTGTAACTGTTCTGCAATCTCTGGAGGTAAAGCCATCATAGCAGCTTGAGGGATACCTTGAGGGAATCCTTTCTTTGCTTCTTGAGCTAACGCTAACTGGGCAAGTTTTAACTTGTTGTTGTTCATCATCATCTCAGCAGTACGTTTCTGATACTGATCTGCATTTGGATCTGCTAAGATAGCTTTATATTTGTTTATTTCATACTGTTTAGCTAAATCAGCAGGAGTATATCCTTTGCTTGAACCAACAGATTTACCAAACTGAGCTAAAGCTTGACCTTTTAACTTCATGCTTTTTGTATCAGAATAGATGAATGTACCTGGCTGCAAGTTTAACGGAGTACCACCTTGAGAGTGACGCTTACCGCCAATCTTTGAATGCTCCATCTCACCATCATTATCTAAGTCACCATAGGCAGTTTCACCACGCTCAGCTTCTAGATTAGCCATATCTCTTGGTACAGCTTGTAATGTATCCTTAACAGCATATGGATCTGGTTGACCCATCTCGTTATCAATAATACGAGAACCAAGGTCTAAACTATGACCATATTGACCACCGTAAGCCATCATCTCACCACCTTCTTCTCTACCAATCATATTTTGTGGCATATAGAAAGGACGCTTTGAATCCCAACCATCACCCATCTGATCACCAGGGATTCTGTTACGAGTCCAGTTTGGTATATTAGTGACTACAGGTGTTTGCTTCTTACCTTTTTTTGCAGGCAAGTTTGGATAGAATACAGGACCTTGGATTATAGATTCCCAAACAGTTGGAGCATCATCCCAACCATCTCCATAGTTTGCAGCACCAACAAAAGGTTGTGGGATATATCTAATACCGCTTGCAGGAAGAGGTCCTTGATCTTCCCAAGAGTTATCAGGTGCTACAGGTAAAGTAGAACGTTTGTTTTTTTTCACTGGTGCTTTACCCCAGCTATCATCATTGTTAGTAGCAGGTGCAATATTACCAGTAGCTCCAAAAGGCTGAGGTATATATCTCATACCACTAGCAGGAGAAGGCATTGGCGTATTCCAAGATGGATCTGTCGCTGTTGGTAATGTAGATCTCTTATTTGTAGATTGAGGAGCTGCTTGTTCTTTTAATAAAGAAGATAAATCTTGTTGCTTTTTAAGCATCTCAAGCATCTGAAGATTTTGCTCTGCAGTACCTTTATAGTTTTTAATACCAAGGTTCTGAGCTATCTTCTTGCGAGATTGATAATCAGCATTAGCTGCTTGACCATGAGCCGCTAAATAATCATAAACAGAAACATTAGTTGCTGCTTTTGGATATGCTGATTCAATACCTGTTGCCTGAGCCAATAACTCTTCTTGAGTAAACATTGGCTGACCACCAGTTTGATACTGGTTAGGTTGATTAAGTGTAACTCTTACTTTATACTTCTTCATAATAATATAGTATCTACTCTATAATTTACTAAAATATTGCTAGTTTAACAAGCTAAACTTCAAGGGTTTAACAGAACTCTACTTTACCACCCATTGCTTTAATCTGCTGTATCTCTTCCATAGTAAGTTCCATCTCACCACCAAACTGTGATTTACCAAGTGCTTTCTTATAACTGCTTAGATTCTTGTTAAAGTTTTGACCCCATGTCATTTTATTACCATAGTCTGCTCTTGGTATCTGATTCATTACGGTCATATCTCCTTTTGCTGCTCTTGAAGCAAAGTCAGGATAGTACCATGCACCTAATGCATAAACACCATAGTTCTTAATATGATCAACAGCAAGTGATCTAGCAGCTTGATATTCAACCTGTGGATCTTTATCAAAGGCTGCTTTAAACGCATTAAACGTTGGGAAGGCATCATTAAACTGATCTTTCTTGTAAATCTGCTTAAGAGTACCGTCAGTGATTTGGAATGTACCTGAAGCACTAGCTCTTTTACCACCATCTCCAATAAGTTTAGTACGCATACCAACTTTTGATTGTCCTTTCTTTGAACCAGATTCTGTACCAGCAATAGCTTCAAGCATCTTATCTGGATCTAATTCTAAACCAGCAACATCAGTAGTAGGTGCTACACTATATGATTCAGGTGCTGCAGCTTCAGGTATTTTTGTTGCCGGCATATCAAAAGCAGCATAGTTTAAATCTGGAGTAAGATTAGGAACCATTGTTGGTGCCATACCTAAAGCAACATCAAGACTTGTTAAACCACCATCAGCAAAGAATCCAGGAACACTCATTTGATCTGGTTTATATAAACCATATGAGCTTGGTCCTTGAGAGTAATCTCCACGATTCATCATTGAATCATACTGTTGATTCCATGTAGCATTCTGAGAACGTAACATCTGACGGTTTGCTTCTTCTCTTTTTGCTTGTGCATTAAGATTAGCTCCACCAATAAATGTGTTAAGTGCAAAGAAAGGATTAAGCATAGGATTTGACTTCTGTTCTTTCTTTTGATTAGTAGTAGCAGTAGCTGTTGTATTCTGTTTTAATATATTACTCTTCATCTGACCTGCAATACCTGCACCTTCTTGAGATACTGCATCATATATACCAAATGGATTTGTATCAGCTGGTAATTGAGCTTGAGCATCAGCTGCTTCTTGAGCTGGATTAAGATTAGGAAAGAATGGGTTTTGTTTACCAACTTGTGCTTTTACTAGACCGCCTTTCTTTTTATAAGCTAAACGTTGTACCATCTCATTATAAGCAGTACCACCTTGTTGCTTTATAAACTTAGCTTTGAAGTCATTAAATGCATCTGCTACAGAACCAGTAACACTATTAAAAGTACTAGCTGCTCTGTCCATAAGACCAGGTTCTCCCATTGCATTAACAACGTTATACTTCGATATACCTGGTAAAGCAATACCATCTTCAGGATTATCAATAACATAAAATGCAGGATGATCTTTACTAGATGCTGTACCATGATACATCATACCATCACCAAAATAACCAATGTGTTCATGACCAGCATTATTACCAGCATACAGCATGCGGTTAGCATAGTCTCTACTATCATTAGCTTCAGCCGTAGTTTTAGCCATCTTACCATCAAAATTATCTTTGCGGTTAAGACCAACTAATACACCAGATAGTTGTTTAACTTCTTCTGGAAAAGCATAATTTCTTGGATCATGTAATGGCTTACCTGCATCTAATTCAGTTTGATAACCAGGAGAAGTGTATAACTCAGGAATATTACCTCTATATCCCCAAGCATTATTTCTGCCAAAGTCATATCCTTTTGCATCGCCAATCTGTCTTGCAATATCAGCACATCCTTTTGCGGTACAAACAAACTTAGAACCAGGATACATCTTATTTAGCTCTTCAGCTTTTGCAATACCTTCAGCATCTAATGCGTTATAACCATACTCTGATAGATCGATGTATCCTTTCTTTGGTTTAATGACTTGACCAGCTGTCTGATACTTCTGCATTCCACCATACTTCAACTCTGACATCTCTAAGAACCTCTGTTGGTTGTAAGCTACATCATCACGTCTAAAATCAGACATCATCTGTTTAGCAATCTCAGCACGATTTTGTGGATCTCTTACTTGAGCTAAGATATCAGCAATACCATTAACCATCTCCCGCTCATTACGTGTCTGACCACCTTCTTTATACCCACGACTTGGTGTAAAAGTATTCACTTGCCCTTGTACGTTTTGAAAGTTTAAAAACTTATTCAAATCTTGCTTAGGTACTCCATACTTTTGAATAATAACATCGTCCATCTGGTTTGCTATGTTCTTAAAACTTTGACTACCATATAAGTTTTCAAACCCTTTTCCTTTAACAAACCAGTTATCAACAGTAGGTACATCCATCCATTGACCAAATGCTTGCCAGTCACCTGGATTAATTTCTTTCTTACCACCCCAGGATGTTGACTTATAAAAATACTCTGGGCCATTTACGGTATTAACACCTACAATAGGTCTGCCACCATATGTACCAAAGTATTCAATATCATCTTGATGAAGTGGTTTTTTAAAAGCCCCTCGTTGATCAAGAATTGTACCTCGTTCTGTAAGTGCATTAATCACATCATTACTTGATGCACCGTAATGAGATATGTTACCAGGAACTGGGATTTTACTAACTGGTACTTGTTTTTGTAGCGTCGTTGCATTTGCAACTCGATCAGCAACGTCCAATACTTTAGCTGCTTTACCAGTTTTCTTTAATGTTTTAGCTAAAATACCTGCTGTTCCTGCACTAATCAAGTTTACTGGATCAGCAATAGCATTTATTGCAAATGCACCAATAGGGTTTTTAACACCCAATGCTTCAGATGGATCTTGGTATTTTCCTGTTAAACCTTTTACAACAGCTCTTGCAGGGATAGAAAGTATATCACTTGCAAAAGATAAAGCCTTTTTTGCTGAATCAAGAAACGATGCATCTGGATCTATATTAGACTCACCACCTGTTTGCCAAGTAGCTCTAGCAAAAGCTCTGAAGTAAGGATTACCATCTAAGTTCTTTTTATGACGTGCATAGAAAGCTGCTTTACGTTCTGGATCTTTTGGATGCTGGCCTAACTTAGAATCACCAAAGTATTTAACAGTTCCATCAGGACCAGTTACTTTGTGTGTCTTTCCTTTTCTATCAGAGCTTCTTGACACAGTGTAACCACCACCACCAAACTCAGGCATATATCCACCAAAGCTCATCTCTGATAATATCTTATGTTGAACATAATCAGGTAATGCTTGGAAACCAGGATTGTTTGTACCACCCTGTCCCATAACTTCTATACCGTATTGACCTTTTCTCCAGCCACCACCTTTAGACTTATACCACTTAGCAGCCCAGCCATTAGCATATGCTGAAGGATATACATCATACTTAGCGCGAGCAGCAGACTTTGCTCTTGACCATAATGCTGGATTAGTAGGAACATTTCCTCCTTTTGCCATTGTTAAAGCTTCTTGATAGCTTTCAAAATCTGTAGGGTAATCATAGTTATAATCCATTGTATCTCCACCATATTGTTTTCTTCTATGTTGATAGTTAATCCTTTCACTAGAAGTCTTTGATCTCTTAAACTTTTCACGTTCTGCAGGTGACAACTCGCTTGCTGTCTTTGGTGTATCAGAACTTACTCTTTTTGAAGGACGACATGCTGGATACCCAGCTCTACTTTCACCTTCTTGTCTACCACATGGTTTACCACTCTTAACATCAACCCACTTTTCTGCAAACCATCTATCCAATCCACCATGTTGACCACCACTTTTCATCTTAACAGAACCTCCACACTTATGACATGTCATAGGATCAGATCCACCATCAACTGCTTTCCAAGAATGACCACAACTAGAGCAAGTAACAGATCGACTTAATAGTCCACCATTCTGCATCATTGGATACTCAGTAACGTTATCAGCATCAGGAAATAGATAGTCTTGATTAGGATACATCATTTGAGCTTGTCCAACATTAGGGACACCTAACACAGGATAACTAACAGCATCCATCGTAATGTTATTAGATGGTATAGTAGTTATCTCACCAGGATGTTGCCATTGATTTTTTGGAACCTTTGGCTTACTTGGTTTCTTGTTTAAATCTTTTGTAATCTGTGATAGTAATGATCTGTTAAAACTCATCGTTGACTGATTTGTAGCTTAGTGCTTATTAGCTTAAATAACATTTTGGTTGAACCACTCTTTATCTTACGTAAAAATACACGGTTTGCATAGTGTCTAAACTTCTTACGCTCAATCTCTGACTTCTTATAGTCAACATACTTTGGATTAAGAGCTCTTGTATATCCGTTTGACGATACATTAAACATTGGAACCTCGTTACCAACGAACTCACCTCTGTTCTTTGTAATATCCCAGAACTGGTTAAAGCGATACTTGTTCTCTTCTTTTGAGTAGTTGATCTTTATACTATCAGATTGAACCATTGGATATAGTAACAAGCTTATAGGATCATTCTTTCTCTTTAAGTTAAGGTCTAAGTAACCTGATACTTGTTCTGAGTTATATACTAAAGCTCTATCAAAGTTATCATCAAGAAGATGGAACTTATCATTACCATCGTTCAGATACTTAAAGCACTCAAGGATGTATTCAACGTTCTTTACAGTAGCTACATTAACACCTGTTGATGCAACATACTCAACTTCAAATGGATAATCAACACCATAGAAATTACAGTATAAGTCTGTTCTACTGTTATGTCTCCATATACCTTTATCTTGTACAGTCAAGAATGAACTTCTTGCTGGAATAATAAAGTTAGGATGCCAGTCATGAACAGATAAAAACTGTTCGTTCTTAACATCATAACTCATTGTCCAAGATGCATTCTCAAAATGTAATGGATCACCAAGAGTTACAGCAGTCTTTGTTTGCTTAACAACACCGTTATCAATAAACTCTTCTCCTAGCGTATAGAAACCATTAATGGTATCATACTTAAGATTCTTGTTTATTGGCTTGTAATCCTTTTTAGTAATATATAAGATCTCATTAGTATTATCATAGGACATGTTACAGCCAACACCAATAAGAGGATTATCGTAGTGAGCAAAGTTTGGAAAAGCTTTGAGCAACTGAGAAGGAAGATACTTAGCAAACCACCACTTGTTACCGTTTCTTGAGATTTCTTTATACTGTCCTGCATACTGGAATATTTTACCTTGTTCCTGAGATACCCAGAATACACCAGCTGGTATACCAACAATAGCATACTTACTCTGACATGAACCATATTGGTACTCGTCATCAGTATTCATAATGTTTCTCATTGGTTGGTTAAACAAACCGCCATCTCCAACAGTAATCTTAATACCTGCATCTGTTTGTAGTGAGTCAACACCTTGAATCATTATTGGTGATTCATTCTCTAACATAATTAAAGCTCCTGTATGACCAACAGACTTTAAAGCTGTTACTCTACCACTCATATCAATGTAGTTGTTAGGTAAGAAACGCACCCAGTTATCTTGCATTTGCTCTTGCTCTTGTGGAAGAGAATACATGATTCTATTTGGTGAATAACTATAACATTGCTCAGCTACTTTTGGATCATAGCTACGAGACTGCATTGATCCCCAACTAATATAGTTGTTGTATAACTTAGATACACTAAGAGAGTAATCATACTTGTAGTAGTTACCCTTCTTCATAATATCTGATCTAAACATTGATGTAAGATCAGTATACTTATCTGGATCGTAGTGACGCTTATCAGGAGTCTCATCCCAATCACGATATGCTAAGTTTACTTCTGACTCTACAAAGAAGTCTCTAACCCCATTACAGAATAAGTAGAAGTGTCCTCTGTTAACATAAGAATCAACCTCATGTCTATCGTCAAGGTGTGAAAACGCTGTTGTACCATCTGTTACTAAACGTTTTGCATCTGTATTCTCTAACCAATATCTTGGGTAAGCAACAGACATTCTTGCACGATAGTCATATAACAACTCATCTTGTTGATCGTATAACCAATCGTGGAAGAATAAGAACGGATTTTTTTCTGTGTAACGACCAATATAGATATCTCCTCCAAATAACACATCAGTTGAATAAACCTTTGTTTTATCTGGTTGAGTTTGATACACACATGTATACACAGGAACTTGCTTTATAGATTCTAGCTGACCATACTGAGATGGAAACGCTGATTTAATGGCACCGTAGTATCCTGAGATCGCAGATTTAACCGTTGTATTAAGATCAGTCTGTAACTGAGTCTTTGTGTTTCTACTAGTATCAACTATTTTTGGAGCATCGAACTCACGAGTAGTATTAACTAATACATACTTACCTCTGTGCAAGTTATTTATTCTATACTCATTGTAAGACTGCAAGTTGTCTCCAATATAAAAGGCATCAGCTACTTTTCTACGAGCATTATCAACACCTGTGTTAATACTGTAGTTGCTATAGAATCCATGTGAGTCATACTGTGTTGCAAACTGACGCTTTGGTATCATGCTTGCAACAACGTTTATTACCTTTTCACTATACTGATCTTTTAATAACTTAGCAGCATAGATTAAAGCAACAACGTTTGCTGTATAGATCGCAAGGTTTGCAACATAAGCAGCAATTGATATTGCACTTGTTGCAGCACCTGTAGCACCAAGAGCATCTGAAGCAGCGGCAGGAGGACCTGGTGTAGGAACACCACCGCCTAATGAGAACTCAAACGGCTCACCTTCCGTGCCACCAAACTTAATAGTTTTCGCCGCATTTGTAAGGAGATTAGTTGCAATAAGAGTACTAAGTAATGCATCAATAGTTCCTTTTGCAGCTTCACTTAGAATCTTAAACTGTGGATGCTTGTATACATACTTGAAAGATCCTTCAGATGTACCATATACTTCACTGTAAACCTTAAGTTCAGATGCTGAAAGATATGGTTTAGAGAATGATGTGTCTGGACTATGGAAAGAGAACATGTCTTTTCTATACTCCTTAAGACCATCTTCTAAACGATTGTTTCTTGCACCACGATCAATAAAGCTCTTGTTTGACGTTAAGAAAAGATCTTCTCTTAAGTCATTGTATGGATAGTTCTGATACAAACCCTTTACTCCTGGTTGATCAGGCATATCATGTTGACGCATGTTGTTTAATAAACCTTTTGCAACAACAGTCTTATTACCTTCTCTTGAACCTCTAAGAATCTCATATCCGATAATATCAGTTAATGGATTACCAGCATTATCTAATGGTACAGAAATATTCTCAAACTTAACCCCAAGAACACGTATCTTATCACCACCTTGTGATTGATGATATACTTGCTCAGCTAATGAGTTATCAGGAAACTTATGGTGTCTAATCTTTTCTCCACATAAGTTACCCCAGATGTCTGGTTTGTTATCTGGATAAATCTCTGTAGACTCCCAAAAGCCCATCTCTCCTTCAGCAATAAGAACACCACCATCTGCACGTTGTGTATTAGGAACAGATAAAACCTCAGCTGTGTTTTTTACTTTCCATACTTCTGGTGACTCATCTCCTTCAATAACACTTGCATCTGCAGAAAATAAGTAGTTACGCTCTTCAACACGTGGAGCTCTACCAGGAATATGGTATGATGCAGACTTATCACCTGTATTGTATATCCATCTAATAAAGAAAGCATACTGCTCATCTCTCATGTACCCTGTATTGTTACCACCTTTTAAGTAGTAGTTTGCAGGATACTCAACACTTGCCCATTTAGTTTGGATCTTATTAGCTAATGGTTGATAGTTAAAGTCAAACTTGCTTTGTATACCAACTCTAACAAGATAGTTGTTTAATCTAAATGTTGCATCAGATGCCTCAATTGCTGGAGTCACTAATGGGATAAGTTCAAGTGGTACTGTAATAAGATCTGGCTCAACAGAATCAATGTAAACACGGTTCTGATTAACAGAGTATATACCTAATCTTTTGGCCGTAGTTTGATTATTTACTACTGAGATGAGTACTAACTCAAACTCATCAAAATCTTGGTCTGTATTCGAGATATCAACAGTTAAACTACCTCCTTCTCCATCATGTTCAAACAAACCTTGTACTTCAGATACAACAAGATAGTCAGTAACACGAATACTATTGATTGAATAAGCAATCGCTACTTGATAAGAACCGTTACGTAATGTACCAGCAGCTTTACCTTTCTCAATATTAACACAAGGTATGGTCAAGATCTGAGCAAGACGCATCTGCTCAACATCAAGAACTCCTGTTGACTGTTCAATGTAACACTCACCTTGCTTTACTTTCTTTATAACATAAGGGACGTTATCAAGATCTAATACACGAGATGGGTTACGGCGAGCATCATCAAAGTATACTTTATATCCACAATCAAATCCTTTACGAGATGCTCCTGTAATAAGATTGTTCTTATGAAAGTTTAATCCACGATCATTAACAACAGTCTTGTATGTTCCAAGGTTAGCATCAAAAATACCTATCTCAGAATCAATGTTATCTGTTGTAAATAAAGCCCACGTACCATCTGTAATAGGTATAGAACCAATTAACGAGTAGGGTAAATCAACTGTGTGTAAGTTAGCAGGCTCATTACCAAGAACACCAACTTGCCCATCATGTGAGTTATTGACAGCGTTTCGTGCATGCAACCATACGCCTTCACCAACGAAGGTTTCGTTAAGGTCTTTCATCATACCTTTTGAGAAGGTATTGATTACACTAGCGTTATCTTTTGGTGATGTTGCCATTACTTAAAGGTAGTATTTGAAGCTGAACTAAACATTGCATAGTATCTATTGTATTGGGCTTTTCTGTTCTTAGCCCATAGATCATGCATCTCCTGGAAGTTAGGAGTATTAACTATTGATAAAGCATTGTTTCTTGCAGCTCTATACAACGGTTCAATAAGTTGAATCTGATTAGTAACGGTATTCTCACCGTTCATAAACAAGTTTTCAAGAATACGTTTCTTTAAAGCATACTCATAGTATTCGTTAATCATTGGATGATCAAGAACTAATAAGTTACCATCTTCGTCTTCTAATGATCCTTCGTAGTTTATGTAGATCTTACCTTCTGTTAGATTGGTATGAATAAAACCATTCTTGATCTCTGCATGCCAAGCAGTGCTATCTCCTGCAAGCCCCATACTTTGAGCGTAACGAGATAAAAACTTACTTGGGTTCATATGTACTCTTTCGAAGTGATCATAGATTCTAACCTCATTTCTGATCTTTTCAACAAGTACTACTTCTCCATGGTTATCACCATGTTGCTGAGTTGATGTAGTATACGTATCAGTACATCCACAAACAGTAGCTTCAGAGCCACATGATCTACAAACACCAGGATCAACAACAAGTGTTAATTCTTCTGTTTGACGACCAGCCATTACAGGAGTCTTTACTTTATACTGACCTAACAACATTGCATTGTTAAGTACATAGAAGTCAAGAGGCAAACGAGCTTTTCCTTTTGTAATCTCAAGCACTGTCTCTTTTGTCTTATTGATACGAAGACCAAGATCATAAGAAACCCGTTGAGCAACTTTGATAAGATCAGCTGGCTCAATCATCCCCTCAAGATTATACATACGAAAGTCAGATGACACGGATGCCATTAACTCGTCAAAGGTGCGATATTGTAAGTCAGTATTCATTATCTAAAGTTGCTTTGTTTATCAGCAGATACATCAGATGGTATCTGTAAAGTTATACCGAAGTCTTTCATTACGTTTGACTCAATCTCACCATGCAGGAAGTCAGGAACGTTAAAGGGTTCTAGTTGTCTAAAGTTACAGTCATCAGAAGGATCACAGTTCCAACATCCAACACTATCTTCAAAAGCGGCTTCAACTCTTACAGCATCCCAATCAAGATCTGGAAAGTATAAGTGATCGTTCAAGAACCAGAAGTACTTTGTTTTATTATACTTATAGTTCTTCTGCTTTGCAATATTCAAGAACGTTGCAGGGGTTGTTGGTTGTAATGACTCACTACCATCAATAGAAGTTATCGAACGGATCAATGGTCCCCAGTATCCTTGCATGAATGCAGGTATCTTTGCCTTTGTACGTCTGAATGTAAGACCAGATTTAATACCTGTGCACTGTGCCTCAACACGATCAATCTCAACAAGCTCAACATAGTCAAGCGTTTGAAAGATAGATGCAAAAGACATAATCTTATTCTTACCATCTTCACGCTTCATTAACCACTTAGCGTGTTTACTGATAAGACTATAAATAAAACGATCAGTTAAAAAGGCGTCTGATTTGACAGCCTTTAACTGATTACGTACTCGTGAGATAACTTCTCCAATAGTGGTTCTTGCCATGATTGTATTAATCTAAGTCGAACTCATCATAGTTAATGAGGTCTTCAGCTGTTTTCTTATCTTGTAGATCCTTTCGATTTGATATACGAAACATTCTAGAGACCTGCTGAAAGTTATCGATCACGGGATACTTCTTCCACTCAATCGGATAAGTCTTTGCAACAGTACGTTTAAAGTCTCTAACACCAGTAAAGCCCCACATATGATGAAACTTAAACCTGTACTTGACTTCAAAGTTGGTATAGAAGATCTTTGCTACGAACTGATCTGACTCCCAGTTTTGTCTCTGCACTTTAACACCATAGATAGCAGACTTCTGATAGTCTGTATTATCTGTAATCTTTCGCTTACATGTACCTATGAATAAATAACCAAGATGTTCTGGTAGTTCTACCCCATCTCTATTATCTATAACTGTTTCCCAGAGCTTGCCGTTTATTGCAATGACGATCTCTTTATACTCTTGGTATGTTAAAGAACGATACTTTGGATTCTTCTGTAAGAAGTTCCTGTAAGTATCCTGACTAAGTATGTTTAGTTTCTTTGGACGATACCGAGGAGCGTTTAAATCTGGTTGTTTATATACCTTCATATAGAGGCTCTTCTACTAATAATTTACAAAAAATATGCCAAGTTTCCTATGAAAACATGATGTTCCCTTCAAGTATGCGTTCTGTATACTTCTCAACAATCTCATAACTACAACCTGGTCTGTTAGGTCCAAAGTTTGTTCCTATCCACTTACTGCCTCCAAATAAAGATAATACGTTACGGTATCTAAATCCATAAGCTCCTTGACTAGCTGACATATGAAGATCCCCTTTAACTAAAGATACGTAACATGTATCTGGGTCAATCTTATTATACATCAAATACTTACGCAAGTAATTCTCAACCTTATCATTTAGATGTAAAGGTAAACCATGCTTCATATCAGCATCATCTTTACCATGAGTAAACATAAAGCAATGATCTCCATACTGTACATGTTCAATAAATCTCTGAAAGATCTTTGTACTTACTTGTGGATACTTTGTATTTACATATATCTCTAAAGCTCTATTAACCATATAGTCGAAGTCACCACCATGGTTTGAGTTAGCATTCTGATAAACATGATAGTTGTTTGCTACATCTGATGCAATCACTGAGTCTATAAACTCTTTTTCTGCTTCAACAGCTACTTCAAATGCTTCGCGGTTATTCATATTCTGAGGAAGCTTGTGACCACCTCTAGTTGTATAACCATCAAGACCATCCATCTTATCTCCCAAATCGATAATGAATACGTCCTCGAACTTGCCGAATATACTTTTCTGATAATGTATTTCATGTAATACTTCTGCTAAACGTTTTTTGTATACTGTTTTATCATATGAGTTTGCATACATAGCAACCCCACCAACATACGCAGCGATATGTCTGTCAGATAAATAAACAAATAATGCTTTTTGATTTGATATCGATGGGTAGAGAGTGACAGGTTTGAAGTTTTTGTCTTGGAATACTCTCGCAATTATATGCTCTGCGTCTTCTATTGATAAGTCGCCGTCTTTTTTCTTTACTACTAATGCTGATACTAACCAGCCGTTCTTCTTTTGTTTGTTCCAGAATCGATTAAGTTCCCACTTTGATAAATCGATCTTCAGTACTCTAATGATCTCTTCTGCTGATTGAGGTTGTTCTGTTGTAGTACCTGTTATCTTTGCAGTACCATCCTTTACATTCTCTTCAATCTCGATATCGTAAGCTAAGTCAGGGGCATCTGGATTGAACTTCTGGTCTAAAAGGACTTGTCGTTTTAACTTCTTGTATTGTAAAAGCGATAGTCCTAGTTTGTCAGCACAATACATGTTACTCTTCTTCCAGGTAATGCTGTGTGCTACTAATTCATTGATAGATTTAGTACTCATAAGTTACTCTTTTTGTTGTTAGTTACACTTATGGAAGATAAAACTGATAAAAATATTCCATACTTCCAAGCTTTTGTTAGTTTAATACAAAATAAAGACCCCCGCCATTTCTAGCAAGGGGTCCCGTTTGTCAGAAGAAAACCAACAAAACTTCAGACAATGTCTTATAAACCAGGTGATGTATCCGATATAGGAAGAGTTATACTCTTTGTTATCCCTGGTGATGTTAATGTCAATAAAAAGTTTTCGACTCCTTCTGTTGTTACATCGTTTACGAATGTAAAGACCTTTGAAGCTGTACCATTATTAACTGTAAATGTTCCTGTTAATCCTGCAGAACCAACTGATAAGTCAGCAGACTGAATACCAGTCACCTCATAGTTAATGTTTGTTCCGTTAGATACGTTTGTTGTTGTTAATACAACAGTAATAGTTTGACCTTCAGCTCCTACGTTTGTTTGTGTACCGTAGATATAAGCTTTAAGATCGTAAGTTGGAGTTAGTGTACCACCACCAACTGCACATCCTAATGTTACTTGCCAACTATCTGTTATTGTTGCATGACCGGCATGCTCAACAATAAGATAAAAGAAGCGACCATCTCCAGATGCTTTTGGAAACGTTAATGTTCCTGAGATGTCTGTATTCAAAGAAGATCCCCAAGGACCAGCGTAATCTGCAACACCAACCCAGTTTGAGTTAGCAACTATATTATTATCTGAGTTATATACAGTAAATCTATTTGGCGTATCGTTTGCTATATAGTTTAAAGATATATTTGTTGATGATGAGTTGTCAACATCAATAAGTTCTTTTGGGTAGATATAAAAGCTAGGAGATAACTTACTTCTAACAAGTATGTTTGCACATTTTGTTGATGCTAGTGCAGGCACTGACCATAGAGTCGAAGAACTATAATCATTATTGCCACAACTGTTCTCTATAGTACCTTCAACTGCAACACACATTGGGATGTTTGGTAACACTACTGGTGAACTAGTAAAGTTACCAGCAATAATATAGTTTGCACTACCAACGTTTCTCCAACGTACTCTGTATCCGTTTGCAGGAGCAGGAGTAGATGGGTTAAAGTTAATCGTTATAGTTCTAGTAACAGGGCAAGCCATAATTAACAAGTAGGAGTTGTAGGGCAGAATACTAAACCTGCAGTATTACTAACCGCACAGTTAAAGTTAATATCTTCTGGAACACAGTTTGCTTGACCACAGTCAACAACATCATATTTCCAATAGTCTAAATAAGCAGTTGGTTGTCCAGCTGGAATAGTAATCGTTTGAGTATATACAGGATCAACACCACCCCAACACTGGTTATACGTAAATCGTAGTACTACATCTGTTGATGATGTTCTTGTGGTGTTTAATCCGTTTTGATCTTTTATAGTAACACGTACTCTGTTAACTATTCTATTATAAGATGTTGCTGGATTAGTTCCAGTACATTCTTGTTGACTATCACTTAACCATCCGTCTTCAACAAGAATACATGTAGGTACAGGAGTAGGTTGACTACCGCCTGAGATAGATGTATCAACAATAGTACAAGACTTGCTTACAGTTAATCCATCAAGAGTAATTGTAAACGTCTCTGTTCCTTCTGTTGTTAAGTCAGCCGCAATAGCAAAAGACTTTGTATCACTATGTCCTGTGTTCTCAATAACAAAGTTACCTGCTAGTGGAGCAGAACCTGGTCCTAAATCTGCAAGTTGTAATCCAGTTACTGTATAAGGTATCTGAGTACCGTAACTTATATTTTCTGTAACTAGTTTTGCTAAAATAACAGAACCTTCGTTTGCAGTTGTAATAGGATAACCATTACCATCAGTTAATGTCAATGTATATCCTGGAACAGTTGGTCCTGGAGGAGTTATTTGTCCTGCAGTTGTAAAGTTAGTCTTTGCTCCAGTAACACCCGCACACTCAACTTGTATATAACCTTCATATTGAGCTGTTGGATCAACACCAGTAATAATAGCTGGACTAGTAAAGATATTTGCAGGTAAGAAACTATAAGAAGAATCTGTAGTCTTCTTATAAGCTACCTTATATCCTAGCACTGGTACAGTACCGTTAATAATAAAGTTGACTGTTAATGTTGCCATTAGTAAGTATTACCAGCTGAAATTGAACTAAAAGGAGTTGGGTTTGTATAAGTTGTTACACCATTAGTAACACAGATGCCTTCAACAGTACCCTCATATAAAACTGTGTTATCGTTTATAGGGATTGTAATAACGTTTCCTGCACCAGTATGGATATATTCTGTATAAGAAGTTGTTCCTTCTTTTCTATACCGTATACGCAAACCTCCTGAAAAGTTAGAAGGTGACGTAGTTAATGATATAGTCAAGAATCCGTTAGCCATTGTTAAGCAGCTTTTGTTGTTACACTAATAGTTACTGAAGAACAGTTTGTAGCACCAGCACTAACACTAGCTACTTTGAAGTAATAAGTTGTAGCTGCTGTTAATCCAGTAATCTGTTTTGTTGATAATCCAGTAACAACTACATCAGTCCATGCAGAAGCTGATGATGTTTTGTATTGTAATGTTAAACTAGTAGTATCAGCAGCTGTATTCCAAGCAACAGTAATTGCACTAGCTGTAATTGCAGTTGAGCGTAACTTAGTTACACACTTTAAGGTTGGGCTAATACACTCTGGAGCAGTAATACCAACAATAAGCTTTTGCAAGATCTCATCTAAACGTTCTCCGTTTGTAATCTTTGCTTCTAAGATATTATCTCCTGAGTATTTAACACAACCAAGTAATGCTAACTCTTCGCATGGTTCTCCATCAACACAAGCAGTTGTTATTGCTGGTACTGGAGGACAACCTGCGCATGGGTTGCAATTAGATAAAGGCAAAGATGAATCGCTGCAGCTCATAGTTTAGTGGTATTAAGATACTGTTGGTGTTCCTGCAATCGTTGGAGGTAATCCGCAAGTTGTAGAACCAGTGTCAGTGTTTAAAGTAGTGTATGGAGCAGATGGACAAACTACAGGAGCTAGGCTACCAATAGTTGTTGTTGCTCTAACTTTGTATGCAGTTCCTTGTAACAAGTTAGTGAATACATCAGATACGATTGCTTGTGGGTTGTTAAAGGTCTTTGTTGAAAGAACAACATCACCACTTGATAACAATTCGATCTTGTATACTGCGTTGTCGTTAATAGGAGGAGCAAACGAGAATGCCATTGTTGTTGCTCCTGGAACTACAGTTAATGTAGGGCAAGAGTTTGTAGCACTATCAGATCCTTTTGTAATAGTCTTGTTACACTGAACACCAGAGTTTGTCAATGATGAAGCAAGTGTAAATGTTAACTTAGTAGCTAAGTTCAATGGTGTTCCAGATAACTGAATCACAAGTGGGTTAGCAGAGTTAACAACACCAATAACGTCAACGTAGATTGGGTGTGAGTTACCAAGAGCATCAGTGATGGTTAACTTAGATCCTTTTGAATCTGTGTTAGTCCATCCAGTAGGTACAGAACTGTAACCACTAAAGAACAAGTTAACCGCAGTACCATTGTTAATCATTGCTGGAGCAAAGTCAACAATAACGTTTGCACAATCTGGCTTGATTAAGTCTTTTATGTTATTGAATGCTGTACGTAAGTCAATAAGAGTAACCCATAAGTTAGAGATAGTATCTGCAACTGTACTAACTGTTGGTTTCCAACCAGTTAAAGCAGACATAGTACCTGTAACAGATAATGCAGGAGAAGTACTTAATGAACTTGGTTGTAATCCAGCAGCACTTGTTAATGCTGAGTTAGTACCTAATGCTGTACGAATACCACAAACCTGAGCTTGTAGATTTAATAAAGCATCACTAATAGATTGTGTAGTAGTTGTACCACCACAAGTTAAAGTAACTTGACCTTCTGTAGCTGAGTTTCCTAATACTGCTTGTTCTAATACAGTAATACGATTACCATAAGAACTAAGAGTTGAAGTATGTGCACTAACAGTACCATCAATAGTACAAACCTTAAGCCCAATAAGACGTGTATATTCAGTATGCTGTTTTGTTGTTATTGGATCTCCATTACTATCTGTTGTTCTGAAACATTGTGCAATAGTAATGAGAGGATCTTCAACAGTAGGTCCAGCACCGATATCATTAATAAGATCTTCTAGTGTACACGTCTTTGTAATCAAAAGAGTTAAGATGTTCTCGATTGATTTATCTGTAACGTTAACGCTTGTTAAACAAGACAAGTCAACGTCTAAGTTTTGATTACCTGAGTTACAGATAAAATCTGCAAGCTTGTATATAACAGATGATACAGTGTCTCCTGTGCATAAACTTAAACATGGTAAGGCAGGACCTTGCCAAATAACGCAGTTTGATGATACTGGAGAGCACCCTTGATCTGCTGTATTAGAACGTGTGGGTAGCATAGGGCTTAATATTAGTGTCTGGATTACTTCAGTCTACACTATAATATACTTAAAACTGAGGTACTTTACAAATAAAAACAAAGAAGCCATGAATAATATACTCATGGCTTACTTATACTATATGAGGAATAATAAGGGTTAGAATTACTCAACTGATGCAGTTGGCTTTTCCTCTTTTTTTGTCTTCAAGAGTTTGAAGAGCACGGGGTAGGACTCGTCTGTTTTAAAATCAAACGCGGCAATCGTAAATGGATAGTGAGAAACATCTTTTGTTTCACCGAATAATTTGTTCATATCTTCGTTAAACTCAACAAACTTAGGGTTGAACTGCTTTAACTCTTTACCGTCTTCTCCTAACTTTGGTTGACCTTCTTCGTCAAGAACTGGAATAGTCATTGGTAAGTTGTATCCACCTTTATCATCAGCTTCACCAAGCTTCGTGATTAACTCCTCACGTAACTTATCAACTGTCTTTTTGTGAGCAGCGATGGTGTCTGATAAATCAGTTAACCAATAACGGTGAACCATTGATAAAGGATGACCAAGAACTCCTTTTGTAACTTTCTCACCAGTCTGTTGATCGACTTGTCCGTTGATCTCTGACTCAAGTAAGTAAATCTCCCCAATGCTTAGGGTAGTAACTAGATTGTTTTTTGACATGATGGTTGTATTTGGTTTGTAAATATATACTACATTATAATATACCTATAATCTGGCAGACTAGCAAGGCCCCAGCTCATTAGGTGTTGAGTAACTGTATGATACGCTTGTTCCTTCTTTGAAACAGATTGTCAAGAATGAACCATCTGATATAGCATCTGATTGTAAATGGTTACTGCAATCAGTCCACTCAATGTAATCAGTTAAGCCAAATCCGTTATAGTTATCCATTCTCCATGATATACAAGCAGGTGGAGGAGTATAGCAACCATTGCTTACTGAGTTGTATTCAATAACTCTAACACCACAACTTGTTGAAGAACAAGGGTTTTGTTGAGCTTGATTAATCACCCAATTAGGACCTTGACAGTATGCAGAACCAGTATCCTGGCAGTTAGATGTATAGTTACAAGAAACTCCTGTTGGTTGACCTCCCACATAAACTTTATTCCCTGCTTGATTCTCAACATAGTATTGACCATTTGTTGATGAGCAGCTATTTGTGTCTTTATAAACAGGAGCGTTATAGCATTCGTAACAGCTTGTATAATTCTGATAAGTAAATATTGGTGCAGTGTTTCCAGCACATGGATCATAACAACCGTTAGCCACAGAGTTATACTCAATAACACGAACACCACAAGATGCTGATGAACAACTATTTGCTTGATACTGATTAATAACCCAGTTTGATCCTTGGCAATAAGCTGATCCTGTATCTTGACAGTTAGATGTTGTTGATGGGTATGAGTTAGATGGGTTATAAGATAGCCACGTACCGTTTAATAAATAGATATATGGTCCACCATAACAAGTATTGCTATTTTGATATACAGAAGTTTGATTAACTGTACCATTACTACAAGTATGATATGTACCAATCGCATTAGGTCCTGCTACTTGTGAAGTTGATTGTCCACAACATCCACCACAATCTGCTGAGTTATATTGATAAACAGCTCCTTGTCTTGTTTGTCCGTTTGTTGATGAACAAGGACCAGCTATATCTGTCTGAACATAATACTTATCACATGTACCATAGCAATCATACGTGCCATTATTCTGCCAGTTAGGGACATCGTCACAACAATTATAAGAGGTTGTGCGTTGGATTGATCCATTATAAGCTGGAGGAACTGTACACTGAGTTACTGTACCACCTGCATAAGTATAGAAAGCACCATTTGATGGTAACACATATCTATTATTTATACCAAGAGGTACAATCGTTGTAAACGCATAATCAGAAGGACTACAACCGATTAACTCATAATACGTTACTGATGGTATTGTAGTATAAGAACTTGTGTTTGTTGTACTTGCTGTAAACGTACCACTAGTAATTGCTGCAGATACAGTGTGATCAGCTGTACCAGAATAAGCATAAAAGAACAATGTGTAATTAAAACCAGAGCTAATTGGTTTCTTTAAAGTAATGCTGATATTACCACCACTTTGATTCTGTTGATATGTATCTAAAGTATAATAGTCACTGGTAGGTGCTGGGCATAGTTGATCGTCATAGAAAATCTTTTCGAATGCATCCAGGTATAAACCAGCTGGTAAATCAACAGTTAAAGTACCACCACTAACTTTACAACCAGTGTTTGTAACATTAACAATATATCTCTTTAATGTTGTGCAGTCAACAATCGTCGATTGATCTGTTGTAATGCTAATACCAAGAGTTGTTGGACTTATAGTAAATGTTTTTGCTGCTTCAATAGTAACTAAACCATCACATCCTAATGCAAAAAAACTAGCTGTATTAGTATAAGTTGCACCACCTCCTGTTACTCTAGCATTAAAAGCTACTGTATAGTTATGACCATCGCCAATTGGTTTATATAAAGCAATATCAATATGTGAACTTGTTAGTGTAACTACATCATAATAATCAGACGTTGGTAAAGGCCAATCATTAGCACCAGGACCAATAGCTTTACCATCATAGTAGACATATCTAAAAGATGTAATCTCAATACCAGCAGGAATATAGTTAACAAATCTAGGTACTCCTCCAGGTTTCCATGTTCCGGCTCCAGCACTAATCTGAAACTTATAAACAAAATCATCTGTACAATCTGGTGTTATTGCTTCTCCATTTATTGGAGATACAATAGTCTGTGTCATTGTAGGAACAAACGGAGTACATGCAATTGCAACTAGATCTTGAAATCTAGGACATCTATTATCTGTATAAGTAGAGAAAGGACTAACTGTTGTATCAACTGTATAGTAAGTATTAACCTCCCCCTTTGTAACACACTTGTTATTTATAGGAGGATTAGTACCTGCTTTTACAGGAAAACCCATTGTGCTGAGTTCTTCAAATGTTACAAGAGCGTCATTAACCTTCATGTATTACTTAAGCTTTTCTTGTAGTTCCTGAACTGCTTTTAAAAGTATTGCAATAGTTGATGGGATATCCATCGTGTCGTGATTAACTGTTGCCAGTTCTGCTGGAGTATCTTCTGCTATAAATCCTATATGTTTTACTGTAGGATCAGCTTTATACACAAAGTTTACAATCTTAGTCTTGTTGATAATATCTAAAGCAGAAGATGTAAAGTCACTAATATCTGTCTTCTTTGTTCTTGATGATGTTTGATAGAAAGCTCCTGCATATAAGTTGTTACCACTAACATAGATATTAGGGTTTGTAAATGCAGCTGTTTCTGTACCGTTTGATATAACAAGAGCGTTATTAGTTGCTGGAAAAATAGCATCAAAACCAGTACCAGCATCACCTTTGTCGCCTTTGTCACCTTTAATACCTTGGGGTATTGTAAAATCAAATATTGCAGCTACATTAGTACCACTGTTTGTTATTGCTGCAGCACTTCCAGCTGCACCTGTAGTAACAGTACCTAAACTAATAGTAGCTGCTGTTCCTATATCACCTTTAGCTCCTCTTGGAATAGTAAAGTTGAATATAGCAGCAGCTGTTGTACCAGAGTTTGTAATAGCAGCATCTGTACCAGCAGCTCCAGTTGTTACAGTACCAAGAGCAATAGTTGCAGCAGCACCGTTATTACCAGTGTCCCCTTTATCCCCTTTTGCTCCAGTATCACCTTTAACACCTGCAATACCTTGATCTCCTTTATCTCCCTTAACACCTTGAATACCTTGTGGTCCTTGCGGTCCAACAATGTTACCAACGTTTTCCCATACACCAGCAGATGCACTCCATACATATAAGTCACCATTAGGACTCGTAACAATGTATGCATCACCTTGTGTGTTACCAGATGTAGGTAAAGAAGCAACGTCTGCAACAGTACCGAGTAAAGTTAATCCAGTACCTGATGCACCAATAGAACCCTGTATACCTTGAACACCTTGTGCACCATCATTACCTTTATCCCCTTGAGGACCTCTTGGACCCACAAGTCCTTGTATACCTGTTTCCCCTTTATCACCCTTGTCTCCTTTTGGTCCTTGCAAACCTGTAGCTCCTTGTGGTCCAACAGGGCCAACAGGACCTTGTGGTCCTATAGCACCTTCTGCACCAGAACATCCTGGGATACCTTGTAGTCCTTGAGGACCGGTAGCACCAGTTGCACCTGTATTACCGCGGTCTCCTTTGTCTCCTTTAAGTCCTTGTGAACCTTGAGGACCTACAGGGCCTGGAACTGTACTAGCTGCACCAGTATCACCTTTTGGACCAGCAGGACCTGTTAATCCAATAGGTCCTTGAGGACCAGTTAAACCTGTATCTCCTTTTAATCCTTGCGGACCAGCTGGACCAGTATTACCTGCAGGACCTTGACCACCGACAATTGTACCCTTTACTACCCATGAGTCACTTTCTTTTCTATAGAAAGTACCTGACATAGTAATAAGGTACATGTCGTTGTTCAAACCAAATGAGTCTTGTGGAGCCGTTGTACCTGTATACCACTTACTTCCTGTACCAACATTATATGTTGATAATACATCTCTAACCCAAGCTGTTGTAGGAACAGTATTTGAGTCATCAAATACAGATGGAGTATGGGCTTTTATAAACTTTGTAACAGTAAGATTCCCTGGTAATACTACATCACCATTGCAATCTTTCTTTATAAAGTCTTTTAGGTTTAACGGCTTATTCATTATCAACTAGGGTATACTATAAGATACTTATTTATTAGCAGTCAACTACGTTCTCTGCTCCAAATAAACCAACTAACTTAGCCTTTAAGTGTGAGTATCCAAATGCAAAGATATCAACACCTTCTGCAGAAGATAAGTCTGGTACTGAAACTGTAATAGTTTCAACACGATCAGGTAGTTGATTACCATCAGCATCTAAACCTACTGTTGGATAGCTCATTGTACGCTCTTCTTGCTTAGTAAGTTGAACATAGATTGTATCACCAATCTGTTGGTTACGAGCTTGTCCTGCAAGCATTCCTGGCATACCATTAGTTGCTGGTGTTGCATCTTCTTCTGATTGGAAGATTTCTACTTGGAAGTTAGCTGAACCAAACTTAGATAGTTGGTAGTTTGAGATACGCACATAAGCTTCTGATGTGATGCCTTTGTCTGTCCCGATTTGGGTAGTGATTTTTAATGCCATAATATGTTTTGTTTAAACTGTTTCAATGTTTTCTTCTCCGTATAAAGATGCTAGTTTTTCACCAAGCTTTTCATATCCTACTTCAAAGATAGTCTTTGTTTCAAATACTGACAAGTCAGATACTTTCTTATAGAAGGTTTCTTCCATCTCTGTATCAACTCCATCAACTTGCTTAGTAATAGTCTTTATATAAGCAATACGATTAGTCATCTTTAGATCTAATGATATACCAATCTCTTTTGACTGTAGTTTATTAGGATATATGCAGTTTCATGCATTGATGAATCTTTATCTTTAAAGATGTCAATAATAAAAACTACATTACCGTTTTTGTTTACATCATATCCACTTATGCGTACATACGCCCCAGTAACGATTCCCTCATTTGTGCCTATAGGCGTGTTAATCTTAAATGCCATATGTTTAGTTGTTAGTTAATTGTTCTACCAATGATTCTAGTCTTGTAATCTTTGCATTTTGCTCTTTTATAGCTTCTGCTAAAACAGATACGATTTGGGCATATTCTACGCTGTATTCATCAATCTCTTCTGCGTATCTAACTGCTTCAGGCAATACCTGTTCTAGTTCTTGAGCAATAAATCCTACGCGTTTATTTTTAGCTTCGTCTTGAATGTAGTTAAAATATACTCCGCGCATTGCAAGTACCGTATCTAATGCTCCTGTAATACTAGCAATATTTTCTTTTGCGCGTCTATCAGACCAAGTAGTCCAACCGTATTGCGCAGAACCATATTTAATACAACGGAAACCATCTCCTGAATATGTATTGTCTGTTCCTATACCCCAACAGTTATTACCGTTGTTATAGAATAAGTTCCACCAATTACCATTCTCAGTTAAGAAACCATAGTCTCCACTTGTATTAAGCATTAAAGAGAGAATGTAATTATGATTAGTTACATGACCTCCCCATCCATTTCTACTACCATGTATTTTCCAAGTTCCATAGGAATTATCATTTGGATACCAGTGAGCTCCATTTGTTGGATTATAGTGCCCTGAATATCCAGTACTCCTAAACCAACCGTTAGCATAAACTTCTTGAAAAGTAGGTGATGCATTAACTGTAACAGCCTGATTCATATGGTAGCCATCAACAGTATCAGAGTTTCCAGCAGAACCTGCAGAACCTGCACTACTTGCATAACCAGCCGAAGCCGCATATCTCACACCTAAGTCAGATGGCTCTATCCAACCTGAACCTGAGTATGCTCCGTTGTTATAAACATAACGAGAGTAGTCAACATAGTTTGAACCTTCCCCTCTGTGAGTAGCTTTTGCACCTAATAAATTAGACAACCAGTCTCCAGCCCAACGCATCCAAAGATTACCATCTCCTCCACCAAAATAAGCCTGAGTTACTGCACCTTTTGAGAAAATCCAATCGCTATTTTCAATACCAAATACCATTGAACCACTAGGACGATACAAACCTGCACCACCCCACATATCTCCACAACGAATGCTTCCTGAACCATAGAAATAACCACTTGTTGCGTTTACGTTTGTATTTGCATTTAAGCTACCTCTTGTCCAAATATTAGATGAAATAGAAGCATAAGTAAGCCCGTTTACCATTACAAGCAAACCGTGGTCATTTAGATACCCTGCTTGACCACCTGCATTAGGATGAGACCATGCTAAACCATACAAAGAGCCAGGTGATGAACCATTTAATGGGAGCTTATAAGCATCTCCCATTGCAAAAACACCTTGATAAACAGTAGATGAATAAGCACCTACTATTGTAGATCCGTAGTTGTTATTAAGATATAAGTGCTGATTAATAAAAACATTATCTCCTGAATCCCATCTTAGATTCCAACCATTCTGTGCAGTCTGTGAACCTCTACCTAATCGCCAATCATTAGTAGCCATATTCCACATTAATCCCCAGTATTGTCCACCATTATTCATAGCAAAACCACCGTTGTTATTGTAGCCTCCTGCAACAAATGAATAACCTCCATTTACAGTAACTGTTCCAGTTAATGTTCCTCCTGATAAAGGTAAATATGCCCCTAATGCAGAACTTGTAATATAGCCTGAGTTATTAGTAAATCTCGATATATTCATATCAAAAAGTGCATCTGCATAATCAGCTCTATATGCAGTATTGACTAACACGGCAGTTGCATCTGTACGACCTACTCCCCAAGCTCCTAAGTGTAAATATGCTCCATAAGTATTTTCTACCGTTTGGTCATTACCGCTAATACTTACAAGTCTTAGATTTCCAGTCATATTACCACCTGATAATGGTAAGTATGAAGTTAAAGCAGAAGCAGTAATATATCCAGCAGGATTGCTAGAATTGTAAGGAGTATATCCTAAAGCATTTGTTACCATCAAAGATGTAATGCCTGAGATATAACCACTAGGATTTGACGAATTATATGGAGTATAACCAAGTGCTCCAGTAACCATTGCACTTGTAATTCCGCTAATATATCCACTTGGATTTGTTGCGTTGTAAGGAGTAAATCCTAATGCTCCAGTAACATCACCTGAAGTTAATGTAATAGCTCCAGTTCTAGTGTTAAACGATGTAACACCTGATGCAATAGTCCAAGCTCTATCCGCAGATAAATCGTATGCAGTTCCGTTGATAGTTATTGTTCTTGACTGAGGTACTTTAGTCCCTATTGATGTGGTAATAGTAGTAGCAAAGTTTGGATCATTACCCAAAGCTGTTGCTAACTCGTTTAATGTATTAAGAGTAGTAGGTGCTGATGCAACAAGATTTGCCATTGCAGTTTCAACAGATGAAGCTGTAGCATAAGATAACGATCCTACATACGCACGTATCCAAGCAGTAGTGGCAACTTTTGTCGAGTTGTCAGTACTATCTGGTGTAGGTAATGATAAACCAGCTGGAAGCGTTACTGCTCCAGTAGTATGATCATATTGAAATACGTTAAGTATATGGGAGGTCTTCCTTTGTTTGTTCATAACCTACTCTTATCTATTTATGTAATCTTATTTTTATACTATCTGTATAGTATAAGTTAACTAAAAACTTCCCAGTCATCAAGAACATAGTTGTAAATATATTCTTGTCCATCATCTGGTTTTGGAGGATATGACCATAAACAAGTCTCCTCATCAAATGTAAATCTAGGACTAGGTTGTGGAAAATAAAAGGCATCTCTTACTCTATCATAAAACATGCCAACACCAGCAAAGTTCTTTCTTAGTGGTGTTCCTCCTAATCTATGTTGTCCTCCGTAAGTATTGTAAGATGTTTGTATCCATCTTGAGGGATCTCCTACAGCACCTGAGTCAATAAAATCTTGTTCAGCAACTATTACGTTAACAACTATATCATCCTTATCTACTAATGCAAAATGTGACATATTATAATACGTATCTAATTAAAACTATTCCTGATCCACCTGAACCACCAATACCATTCCCTTGTGTTCCACCGCCTCCACCGCCTGTATTCGTGTCCCCACTATTAGCAGTTCCTCCTGCTACCGCACCGTTACCTCCACCACCTTGACCACCCATTACAGGTCCGCCACATCCAGTGTTATAAGCGTTGGTTCCAGGTTCTCCTCCCCCACCTCCTCCTCCACCATAGTAGATAGAGTTAGAGTTTAACCATGTATGTGATTTACCGCCACCACCATTACCACCTCGTCTACCATAACCATTACAGTTTGTTCCAAGTGCACCAGCAGCATTAGTACCACCACCTCCACCACCACCTCGTGATGTGTTATTAGATTCTCCACCAGCTCCACCACCGTTTCCTCCTTGGCTTCCTAAACCACCGTAACTCCAGTTAGAGTGTCCACCACCACAACCACCATTTGCTTGAGCTTGTGATTGACTTTGATATGGACCATAAACAGCAGATCTACCACCACCTTCGGCAGTTATACTTGCTCCTCCTCCACTAACTGTTGTATTACCACCTTTTGTATCAACTCCCCCACCACC